ATATTACAAGAGAGAATATACTCTTTCTCTAACTCTAGTGTCTTACTCTACGTTGCAAAAATGTTGCAATTTGTTGCAGAGGTGTTGCATTGCAACAAAACTGGTACAATTCTATCATTTTTGTCCTGTCCGTAATAAAATTATCACTCTTGGAATTTTGTAAAATTCTTACAAAGAATTTCTATGTTTTTCACAAAAAAGACGGCTATTTTCATGCCGCCCTTTCTATTTATCTATGCTACTTTGTCAAGTATTTTTCTAATGTAATCAACACCTTTTTGAAAAACAAGGGTTTTAATATTTATCCGGATTTCTCCCGGTCTGGCTTCATATTTCTGTTCTATAACTCTAAAATATCCACAATCAATATATTTCTGATATGGTTCATTGTTCTGTTTCAAAATTCCGTTATTTCTAAGAATTTCAAAAAGCTTGTTTCTACCAATTCCCGGGAAGTTCAAAACCTTAGCGACCTGCCCTATATCAATAGCGTCTTTACTATCGGTTGCGGCATCGAAAAATTCTTCTTTCGGCTTCATCCTCTCGTTTTCGGTCAAGAGAAATTTATTCTTTTCCTCAAGCTCTTGTTTTCTTTCCAGTGCATCAGCGTAAGCCCTTAACGCTGTAGGGTAATCTTTCGGGATTTCGTTTTGATCTTTGTTGAAATAGTTGTCAACAAGTCTATCATACACATCCCAAGCAATATCATTGTTTAATGATTTTGCATGAAGAAACGCGCCTTTCTCTGTCCAGAGATACAGACGATTAAGATTACTTGGCAAATCGTGAATTTCACGAAACGCCCGGAGTTCTTCTCCATCAAGCAAAATAAAATGTTTACCCTCTTTATACCGCCCTTTGTTATGATTAAAATTGTATGAAATCGTTTTACTATCTGTTCCATACGCGTCCGCAATCTGCTGTGTTGTGAGTACGCGAATATTTTTATACTCCGTCACTGTTAAATTATTCATATACATAAACCTTTCAATTTCTTTCAAATATAGTCATCTTGTGTAAAACTTAGCGTCATAATATCCTTAGTAAAACAAAATTGTATATTTTATCTTGCGTAGGTTTGTATATCTTTTGTAAATTCGTCTTGTTTCCCTGCACCACCTCCAAAAATAAAAACACGAAAGATTTCCCAACTTTTTGGGAATTGTCTTTCGTGTGCTTTGTTTGACTTGGTATGGTTTTTGTGTGTCGGGCTGGATTTTCTCCAGCCCTTTCTTTTAATTGTCTTCAATACCCTTTTGAGTATCATCAATCAGCTGATCGACCATCTTTTCCGCTTTTTCATAATCCTTAGACTTCAAAACTTCTTTGAGGTCTTTCAGATCCTGTAAAAGCCTTCTTAAGTAACTTTTAAATACACTCATATCTTCGCTCATTTTTCTCCTTTCCGGCTTTCGCCTATTGCCTTTCGACAATATTATAATAGCATATATTTATCACTATGTAAAGTGATATTTTAATAAATTTTTTGTTTCTGTTTCAAATCTTCCTGTGTCTCTTCATATATAAATATGTCTTTAGGCTGCATATCAAGAATTAAGCAAAGACTATTTAATGATTTAGCACTTATATTCGTATCTTCGTTCTTTATCTTTTTAAGTGTCTCTTGACTAAGCAATCCTGTTGTTTTTGCCTTATACATATTAAATCCGGCGCGCTCTAACGCATCCCCTACATTAAATTTATATTTAATCATACTTTCTTATTCCTTTCTAAATCATTTTTATAAATCTACTATATAATAGATAATTCCCAAAGTCAATTAAAAATATTACCAAAAAAAGTGATAGAAAGTATTGACTATCACTTTATAAAGTGATATTATAATCTCAACAGGAAAACAAAAAACACAAAAACAGGAGGGAACGATCATGAAAGTTAAAATTAAAATTGAGGGAAAGATAAACGATACTTACACTTTTCAGCAACCAGAAGAGGGAAATATCCTTGACGAGCTGGAGGCGATCATCGAAGAAATGAAAGCCGGAAGAATTGAGAAAGTAGAAATTGAGAGGGAGGCGTAAACATGAGAACGTACGAACAGGATTTAAAAGAACTTAATATTTCAGCAGAAGAATTTGATAACATAATTTCACACATTTACGATAAAACAGCCGATGAAATGGCGGCGCTTGCCAAGGCGATTAAAAGCGGCGCGGCTGTTCTCCCGACTGTAAAAAGAGCATTTGAACGCGTTCTTGCAATGAGACCGGAAGAAAGACAGGATGCATATAATATTTATTATGGTGACTTAAACACGATGTGTTATAGCTGTAAAAAATGCGGTATAAGTTGTAACGGTACAATTTGTAAAACTTGGACTGGTTGCGCAATGAAAAATTAAGTCGAAACGGCGGAAGCTGCCGCCGTCTGCAGGAACTGCCCTACCTGCACCGATGAGACAGGGCGCATGATGAAAGGATGGTTGATTTTATGAAGATGATGACACTTGAAGAAGCGAAAGAATACACACGCCAAAAGTTGGCACCGTATTACAGCAACGAGCGAATCGAGAACGTTGTAAAACAGTATGTTTCCGTTGTCCGCCCAGGCGTTGTCTTAGTTGAAAATAAAAATGTGGGACTTATGGAACTGTATCTATAGGAAAATGAAAGGATGGTTGATCTTATGAAGTATTACAGAGCAGAGATCGAAGACGATAATTTCGAAATAATTTTAGCCGATAGCGAAGAGGATGCTATCAATCAGTATTTTGAGTTAGGAGAAAAACACGATTTATTTAATCTGATAGAGCTAAATGATGATTATAATGAGGTTCGCACAATTTTATAAATTAGGCAAGCGGCGGCGTTTACCGGGGTTCGATTCCCCGGCTTGCTTTTACCAAAAAATTTGAATATGGAGGAAAATTGAAGTATGAGAAAATTATTTTTATTAAAAAAAGGCAGAATAAACTTTTATGCATGCCTGTATGACTGTGGCATGTATACAATCGACCGAATTACAAAAGGATTCGGCGGAATTGTGACAACATTTGAAACACTGGAAGAGCTTGAAAAATATGCTGCTGAAAACGGATATAAAAAAGCATAATAACCGCCGCAGAGGATGCACGCCGGAACCACTGCCGGCGGCGGTTCTACCCGTAAGGGAATATTATTTTTTTAGGAGGATTTATAAATGACTTATCCGAACGGAGCACAGACAGTTTTTCAAGTCACATGCATGGGAAGTGTTTATAGCGTTGAAGATGGATTTTTCAGAAATGACGGCAAAGGAACGGACTTTAAAACGTTCGACGATGCTTGGGAAGTTTTTAAAACTCTTCCAGACTGGGAACAAAACGCCGCAGAAATAGAGGAATTTTAAGCCGGGCACCCCCGGCTTTTTCCAGTGCCCGGATATATTCCAGCTTGACAAGATACACGCCCGGTCATATAATGACGTTTAAACAAACGCGTATAAGCCATTTTAAGGCTTGCGCAAGGCAATGCAGTACTTTTATATATTCACAGCACGAAACGCCTGCAAACCGTTTTTACGACGTCGCAAACCTGTAAACACTGTGTTTATATTGCTGCGTTGGCATCCGGCAGCATGTCAGACAGTGCCGATCTGCTGATCGCGACGATGCGCACTATCCCGGCAGCTCGCCGGAAGCATCCAAAAAACCACCAGCAGACATCCGGTACACATCTGGAGACATCACCGGCAGCTCGCCGGTGTGTGAAAATTCTGATTTCTGATCTCAAAATCGAGTCATTTCCAATGAAGAAAAAATTCAAAAGTTGAAAAATGAGATTTCAACTGTGAAAAGACAATATGCACAGTAAATTATTATGCGTCATTTCGCAACTTGTGAAATTTGACTAATTCGTTCTCTTCTCTTCCTCTGACTCTCAGTCTGTTTCTGTTTTTTCTGTGATTTTGTTGTTCTTGTTCCCATTTGAAAACCTCTCATTGACCTTCTGGTTGCGTGATTTATAATTTACAATCTTTACATCGGTGTTTAATTCATCCGGTATCTTCCCGACGATCAACACTGTATGTGGCTGCAACATGTCGATCATAACTTTGAATCCCTCGCAAAACTCTATCCGTGCCGCCTTTGCCCGCACTCTTCCATTTGTGCATACAGCGATCACACCACCCTTACTGTACCCGGCAAAACAAAGATCATAATTATCTTTGTCCGGGATGCCTACGGACGGTATAACGCGGATCCCGTTCAGCAGCATGTAATGTGCAAGCGCATGATTCCGGTACACATTATACAGATTCAAAGCAAACGGCATACCACAATCGCCTGTAGCAATACTGAAATCCGGCATACAGACCGAGTGGAAACACTTCAAGTGCTCTAGGTATTTATCCGGGTTATTCCACAGTCTTTGAAACTTTGAATCGTCAATATAGAAATTCACATTTAATTTTCTATGCCCTTTTATCTTTTGTGAAAAGCTCTCTCCAAAATCTATGGAGTCCTCCGGCAAATAATCCAAGCTGCATGCCGGGACAATCGGGATCTGATATTTTTCATCAAGCTCCGCTCCATAGATCATATATTCTTTCATAACATCAAAAGATGTATGACATCCATTGTACAATACTATCACCCCAAAAACATTTTACTATTTTTCTTCTTGACAAACAACTTCTTTTGTGAAAAGCAAAGAACGTGCGGCGTAATCACTTCTGCTTAGTTCATTTATCAGCTTTTCCCTTGTCATTTCCGGGTTTGTTCTGTGAATATACCGCAGCAATTCATCTATTTTGTCCACTATGCTGCCCTCCAATCAATGTTTGACATCAGATCATCCAAAAGATAGATCAAATCAGTACCGTACAGGCTGATCCAGTCCGCAAGATACTCTTCCTGCTCAATCGGCATATGAATGTTATAGGAAAAGCAAAAACAATGACAAAGTTCATGAGCCAGTATTTTGCGCAAATAGCCATTTTTCGGTTTATCTGAAACATATATAGCCCTGTTGTTCCAATCTGTCACAGCAAGGCTGATAGAGCCATCAGATCGCATCAGCTTACTGCTTGTACCGCGGACAAATTTTATTTCCCATTCAATACCATTTATCACAAACATATTTTACCTCCAAAAAAAGAAACCACCAGCCAAATATCAGCCAGTGATTTCTAAATTTAAAGTTATTCTTCTTGCTCTTCAATCAACAAATAATTAATGTACCTTGTTGCTGTTCCAGCAAGTTCTTTGCTGTAGTCTAGCAAGTCCATCTTGTACTCCGGTTTATGCCCATATGTGACTGTATAGAACTTTTCCACAAGTTCTAAGTTATGTAAGTCAGACAATTCCACAAGAATTTTGTGATATAAAAATTTTCTCGTCCATCCGAACCGGTCACAGATAATTTTGAGTTTCCAGTTATTTTTATTAAACCATTTACCACTTTCTATCTTTTTTACGATGCTCCAGCGTGCAAACGGGTCTTTCTCCGGAATTTCAGCCTGCGTATTTTTCAGAGCCTGTTCCATGTCGTGGAAGCGATTGATGTATTGAGCCGTGAAAGCCGTTCCCTTAACTCCAGTCAGCTTGTGCGCGATAAATTCACAGCCTTTCTTGGTAATGTCATAGCATGGGCGTTCTTTTCCTTGCTCGTCCTTATAGGTGCTTTCTCTGAAGAAATCAGCCACATCAATTTTGATTTTACCTGTAATATTGTTTTGTTCCATCTGTTTACAGTACCTTTTGATATCTCGTAACATGTTTGCGTGTGTCTTTTCGACCATTTCCGCAACTTCCATGCTGGTTAGAGTTTGCTCTAATTGTTTCATCTGAATATCATTCATCAGCAAATCCCCCATTTATTCTTGAATGAAATAATTGTGTTCAAAATAAACTGCAAAAATTTTTCGTCCTGTATGCTCTGGATTTCTGTAATCAGCTGTTCTTTCATCTCGCACCGCCTTTCTTGTCAGATGCAAGGTTACTTGTAAAAATCCAGACACATCTTAAAAAGTGTTCGCTAAGTACATTCAGATTTTTGGTAATTGCTTCAATATACATTTCTCTCATAGATTTTTCCTGCCTTTCAATTTTTTCTTGAAAAGAGATACTCTCTATGATAAAATATTTCACAGAGAGTTATCTCGGTTGATAAGAAGTTGTTTTCGTTGGTAGCGTGGCAACTTCTTATTTTTTTTGACCTTTTAGCTTTTCAATCCCCGCCCTTATAAGTTCTAATATGGAATATCCACTTTCTGATGAAAATTTCATAATTTCATCTTTTTCTTGCTTCGATACTCGAACATAAAGTCTTTCATTCATAGGATTGTCAACTTTAGGTCTGCCTGTGCGTGGAGACATTCTCAGCACCTTCTTTCTGTACGCACATTTAATATATAATAGTACGCACAAAAAGTCAATACCTTTTTGAAAAATTTCCAAATCCACAAATCACTAGCTGATATTCAGTTGTCAATGTTCAAACAAACAGGGGCATTTCTGCCCCTGCCATTACATTTTGGAAACAAGCGTTGACAGCTTGCTTTTTGTCATTGTGCGCTCTTCCGGCGTCATGTCGGAGATAAGTTCCGCCATATCCTCCGAAAGCTCTTTCATGTATCTTTCAAGGTCATGCATCTTTGCATCCTTGTCTTCTGGCGTATTGCCTTTGTGAAGCTCTTTGCTTTCCATGTAGCTTCTGCGGCTCATTCCGCTTTTGCCCTCTCTGCGATCACGCATTCCACCATCTGATGCCATTTTAGGTTCTGTGTAATACATTCTGCCAGAGTGACGATCCATATCACGGTCTTGTTCCATTTCCCGGTACATTTCTGGTGTCATGTGCCAGTACGGAGGTTCGTCATATCCTCTCCGCGTTCCTCTTCCCTTTGGCGCAAATCTTCCGTCTGCATACCGGTAACGGTCATAATACCGTCTGCCGTCTCCGTAACGCTCAAACATATCAAGAACCTGCTCTGGGTCTGATTCGTCCATTGATTTTGTAAGCGTCCGGTAATACATGGCTTCCGCAAGGTCTTTAAGCATGTCCGTGACTTTTCCCATCTCTTCTGTATCTACACATTCGATACCTTTTGCAAACTCACACTCTGCGCTTTCAGACAGTTTTTCGATCATTTCGTGCATTCTCTTAATATCCATAAAACCGCCCTCCTTACGCTTCCCGGACTGCAATTAAATTGCTGTTCTGAACTTCGATTGACTGCGTAGACGTATTCTGTACCGCTACCGTAACACAACAACCGCGAGGAACGTCCACATATGCCTGCGCCGAAACGTTAAAGAAGTTTTCAACTGCCGCCGGTGTAACAATCATTCGAGTTGACTGCAACGGTTCTCCGTCAATTGCAATAGCCAGTGAAATAGCTTCAACTGTGCCACCGGTAGGAATTTGAATGTTCCCGGAATAAGATACCAAAAATCTTGCCCGGCACTGATTTGTAAGTCCTCTCAATTTAACAATGCCGCTTCCCTGTCTATGAACAATACATTTTGTTGCGTTTGCCTGAGTTTCTGTAAATGCCACATCTTCTCCCTGCGCGACAGTTTGAATTGCAATTCCTGTAAATTCTGCCATAATTATTTACCTCTCTTTCAAAAAATAAGGGCAAACATTATAGTCTGCCCTTTGTGTTTATAAGCAATACTGCACAGCAGACATAATCGAGTTAAACTCAATTAAGATACTCAATTATTCAATTTTGTGTAGCAGCTACTTTTAGCAGCTACATCCTGTGTTGCATCCACAGCCATACGCATAAGCGTTAGGATTTGGAACAACATATGCCGGGATTGCAGCCGGATTTACAGCGTTGATGATCTGCTGTGTCTGCGCTGACATTGCAGTAGTGAGCAATGCAGACTGGCGATCCTGTGATGCGGCTCTTCTTAAGTCATTATTTTCTGCCTGTAAGGAAGAAATCTTTTCCTGACACAGGTAATCAAGGATTGCCCTTGTTCCTGCCTGCTGGCTGTCGATAATGTCTCTTGTGTTGCTGTTCATGGTGTTCTGAAGTGCACAGGTGTTCTGTGATATATTGTAGTTTACACCCTGGATAGCTTCCCTGGTCTCGCAGCAGCAATTAGCCAACTGGGACTGTAAAGCATTCTGCGCCTGCATAAGTGTCACGTTTGTGGTATTAAATCCCTGCTGTGTCTGGTAGCCAAGGTTGCAGATTGCATTGTCTACACCATGGAAACCGTTCATAACGGCGGTATTCTGTGCGTAAAATCCATCACAGAGACCATTTGTGATACCATCTAACTTTCCGATGATAGCCTGCGTGTCAAACCCACGCTGAATTGCAGAGTCGGTGTATGCAGATGCTGTCGCTCCCATACCTCCGTTTCCTCCCCAGCCATTGCCGCCAAAGCCGCCCCAGCCAAAAATCATAGCGAAGATAATGATAGCCCACCAGCCATCGCCGCCCCACATGCCATCATTGTTTCTTCCGTTTCCTGTCACTGCTGCAATATCAGCAAGACTAGGCATTGCATTTCCATTAAACATTTTGTTTACCTCCATCTGATCTATTTACAAATGGGATAACCGGTTATTTTGCGCGCACCCCAAAATGTACTAATGATTAAACATGCTCATAACTTTCTGTTTTGCTTCATCTACCGTAATTCCTCTTTCTTTACAGAGATTCTCTGCCATTGTCTTAAGTCCACCTGTATCTCCGCTTTGATACATTTGCATGGCATTTTTTGCCATAGGATTGTTTTGAACCTGCGGAGAATTCATCATTTGATTTAACAATAATTGTGCCGGATTCATTCTGGATCACTCTCCTTTTTTACCTGTGAAGTTTTTCTTTGACTGCTTGGAATTTTATCTAATCGGTTTTCTATCTGTTCAATCTTCCCAAAAAGTTCATCAAACTTCTGCATAAATGCACCTGTGCACTCGTCTGATAGGTCAAATTTCAATTTTTCAGTATCATGCGATAAATTGCTAACAGTATCATGCGAAACTGGCTTAAAAACGATTGTGCGAATTGTGCCATCTGCGTTCCAACTTTTAGCGTATATTTCTGTCATATCCTGTTTTGGGAAAAATGCAACGCTGCCATCCATTGGCACATCATTGGCAGTGATGTTTTCTACCGCCGGAACTACTTTTCCATTTATGCCAAAAGTTTGAACCGGGATCTGCTGCTGAATTTGCTGCGGTGCCTGCATATAATTTTGTGTATTATCAATGCGTGGCTGATTCATATACGGATTGTATGCGTACTGCTGCCCGTATTGCTGCATCTGCTGATTATAAATCGGATTCTGGTATGCTCCGCTCATATTCATCCTGTTTGACCTCCTCTAAAACATCTTCTATTGCGTGTATGATAGACGACTGCGTTGACAAGTCCAAGGACTGTAACTCTTTTCTGGCAAAAATTTTTTCAAGAACTTCATCTGAAAACACCACCATCCCTCCCTTTGATTATATTTTTGCATAAAAAAAGGCGGCAAAACCGTCACGATTCCGACAGTTTGCCGTCAAAAAATACAACAAAAAAAGAACGCATTAAGCGTCCATACATCCGTTCGTGTTACCTTTAGTGTTACCTTTGATTTTGACCTTTAGAAAAGACACCATTCAAAAACTCCTTTCTTTCAGTAAAATCAAGGCTTCACAAGGTTTTCTTAAACAAAAATAAAGTAGCGGAAGGGAGATTCGAACTCGGTATCAATTCTCTCAAACCCGCATAAATACTGAATTTCTTTATCTCCAAAGGTGTTACCTCGTGTTACCTTTTACATTGATAATGCTTTTGCAATATATTCCTGCATTTCACTCTCTGTCTTGTTATTAAAATAGTAATGATCGAGAGTTGTTCTGATATCTGTATGCCCCATTTGTGTTTTTATTACCGATTCTGGAACATTTCCATCTATCAACTTTGTTGCATATGTCTTTCTTGCCTTGTGAATTGAACGTTCACCAATTCCTATTCTATCACATATCACATATAGCCGCCTTGTAAATGCCTGACCTTTTATTCGTTTACCGTTTTTCATAAAAATATATTGCCCAAATGGATTGAGCATTTTTATTTTTCTCATAAGTTCTTTGGTATCTGCGGTAATTATAACATCTCTAAACCCGGCATCACTTTTAGGAAAATTTTGAACATCAAATACATATTTGCCATTATCATCTCTATATCTTATTTCTGTCTTTGATATATGTATCTTATTTTCTCCGACATCAGACCATGAGAGGGTAGATATTTCCCCAACTCTCAATCCTGTTTTAAATGCCAAAATAATGCCAAGTTCTATCAATGTAGGCTCATTTTCCATTACAAATCGTTCAATTAAAAGTTCCTCATCCTTAGAAAATACCAATTCGCAGTCTGACTTATGGTTCTTTTTAAATGACTTTTCCGAAATTTCCAAATCACCCATAAAACTGGTTATGCTCAGGCTGGTATAATGTTTTTTCTTTGCATATTTGAAAATTCCGTTAATCAATATCCGCATATCAGAATAAGCTTTTTGCGTAAGTTCCAGTTTTGAAATAGCTGTTTTTATGAATGATTCCAATATTTCTTCATCAATGTACCGGATTTTTCTATTTGCAATCGGCAAATACTTATTTTCAAAAAATCTTTTAAAATTTGTCTCGTACTTGTCCTTTGTCTGTCTTGTTATTTCACCATATTCAAGTTTTTCAGAAATCCAATTAGAATATACCTGAATAACTGTAGGTTCATCCTCCTTAGCTTTATAGAACTTTACTATTTCATCTTCAATTGCTTTTTCAGATGTTCTCTTTACAAGTCTCTTTCCTCTCTTATTATCTTCATCTGGCAAATATGTGTAAAACTTTCCATCTTTTCCTTGCCAAATGCTGTAAGTGTGTTTTTCAATAAATTTTTTCCTTTCGTTCATTTCAATTTTTTTCTGAATGGTGTCTATGTTGATAATACCATTTTCGATGGCAATATTCAACAACTCACTATTTGAAAGATTTCCCGTTTAACTCACCTTCTAACTTTTTTACTTTCTGTTTAATATCAAAAATTCTTCTTTCCACTGTTCTTGTTGATACGCATAGTCTCATGGCTATTTCTTTTGAAATAAGTCCACGGGCAAGAAGATAAAATATTTCTTCTTCCTGCTCCGTGAAATTGGCGTTTTCAATAATTGTTTCAAGCTCTGGCTTAGTCAGTTTTGAAAACTTCATAAGCCACTATCCTCCAATATTTTATTCTTCTCTCTGCCAGATCTTCGGTGTACCATCTGCGTTAAGCATGACTGTAAAAGTTCCTCCGTCTCCGGATCCTTTTATGTACATAACATTGGTGTCTTTGTCTACATAAATGGCATATCCCCATTCATCTTCTACCTTTTCCATCATCCTATCCTGTTCCTCGCTGACATTTGCTGTATCACTGCATCCGGCAATCAGGAGCGCTACGGTTATGATGGCTGCTATAAGTTTCTTTTTCATGGCTTGCTTTTCTCTCCTTAATATCAATCTATCTCAATTTTTATCCCATCCGCTTTATAAACCAAATCTTCTATCGTACTTTTCGTCTTCGATAAGGTCAGTATCCGTATAATTATCAAGACATTTTTCGTATGTCGCTTTCTGGTTTGTGATTCCAGTGTATGTCTCATACGGATTCGGTAAATCATGCTTTTTACAGCATTCGCCGCATATCACAAAACTTCTCGTCTTCGCTTCAAATCCATACGGCGTATTATCGGTATGATACCGCGCAAAATTCTGAAACGGTGTCATCGATAATAATGTTGCAGTTCTATCACAATCTTTTCCACAAAAGTCACATATCGCATGAATCATGTTAATTACCTCTCTTTCTTTACTAAATCTGCTAAAACAAACTCATTTGCCGCTCATCGTACTTATATTTTTGTTTCGTGGGTATCTTCCCTTGGAAAAATATTCTCTCAACCCGGTCTTTCTGTTTCAGATTTGCCATATACTGATTATCAACCTCAGGTGGCACGGAAAAATAATACTCTTCCGGTAACGGCAACCTGTTCTCTGTGCAGATTACTTTAAGTTGTCGTTGATAATAAATGATGTGGTTCCGCGCCAGGTTCATGTTGCATCCATCTGACCAGAACGGATCATTACATCCGTTCTGATTGATAACTTTCCAGTGTTCTATTTCTCTGCGGATGCACTGGCAGTACTCTTTCACTTTATCTTCTGCTGTCTGTATCATGACAGCACCTCCGGAACGTCTTCAATCTGCATCTGACCTTCCAAATCATCCGCATTGCGTTCACTTTCTTCACAGGCTGCAATTTCTTCTGCATCCATATCAACTTCTTTTCCAACCTCAATACAGAATACTGGTTGTCCAAGATCTTTAACACAAAATGTTCCTGTTATTTCATATCTCTTTCTTTTTCTCGGATTTGCCAAAATAACACTTATTGGTGCATCATCCTGGAATGTATTCAAGTATTCTTTTAATTCACTATTTTTCATTTTCTTCAAAAGGAACCCGGCGCGCCTTTTATCCGGATAGGTTCCGGCTCCTTTCTTATATTCCGTGCACACATCTACAATAGTGCACTTTAAATTTAATTATGTTGTGTTTTATGCAACAAATTCATCGTTTTATTGCTTTTAAATCATCCAATCTAACGGAAAACCTCTCACTCCTTTCGATTTACTTCAAAATTTCATCTAAGCAGGCATTCCAACCCACCCGACGTATTGATGTGCTGAGATCTTCATAACCAGATTTCAACTCTGGTATCTTCTCTGGCAACTCCCGGAGCGGGCACCAATCCGGCTTTTTTCCGTCTGGTACAAGTTTTCCTGTCGCACAGCACAGATATTCGTCATCATTCTCTGTCTCATAGCACAATGTGCATTTCTGGCACACCTGTTCAGGCATATCCATAACCAATACTGCTTTAGCCATAATTTTTTTACCTCCAACTAAGATAATTTATATCTGTCTCTCGCCGCGGAACGAAACATCATAAAAAGCATTTCCGATAATGCTTTTTCTCTACTTCTGCGCTTTGCTTTCTTGATTACGGTCAGTTCTCTCCAGTTATTCCGCCAAGTGCTTTCTGTTGGCACAATCACGCCAACAAAATATGGGATTTCTTTTGATACAATCGCATATACTTCCTCCGGCATTACAAGATAGTTGTAGTCACCGATGAAATTCAAACCATGTCCCGAATGAAAATCCTCAACAGAAGATTTTATCTCGTAACAGTAAAAGTCCCCTTTCTCAATCCCAGAGACTGTATTGTTCACAGGCTTAAATCTCATGTAATCCACTCTGATAGCGTGTCCTGTGGCATAATCAAACGTGACTTCTTTAGCCATATAAATTCTTGTGTCGTTTTTGGGATTTATATATCTTTCAAGTGCTAAAGAAAGTTCTTTCGTAATTTCTGGTCGTTTGCTCATATTTCCTCCGGTTTCTCGCACCGCTCAAATTCGATAACCCAAACCCACGGGTTTGCATCCCAGCCGTGCTGGCCAAGGTCGGATTTCTTAATGGTGCTGTTCCAAAGAGTCGAAAACGCATATCTTTTTTCTTCTCCATTCAACACATGAGGATATTCCACCTCTACACCCTCTCTACCAATCTGCTCAGATGTAATATCCTGCAACCGTTCCACTCTCACATCCGTAACCTTAAGCCAGATACGCGCCGCTTCTTTCGGCATGTGGATGGATGGGTGCCACCTTGCATCTCCATATATTTCATCTGTTGCCCGGTACATATAACAGCCACAGCTTTTATTCAAGGTGCTCTGTTGTGGTTCTTGGTAACAATTTCCATGTTCGTCTCCCTCGCAACAACAACATTCAAAATGTTCCCATGTTTCCCGGACATAAAGAATATCGCCCGGACATATCGGACAACTACGTTCTGCTATACTTAACTTGTCTGTGTGTTTTTTATCCGCATAATTATGTACTGCATAAGTGCGTCTGTCCGCATTGTAAAAATCCATATCCGGTACAGTACGCTCATTTGCATCTTTGCAAATTCTCCTCGTGCAACTCTTTCTCCCGTCCAGAATCACCAGAACCATTTCTGTATTGAATAAAATCGGTTTAATTGCCATTCACTCCACTGCCTCCCTTTAATTGCTCAACTTCCTCGTTCAATTTTTCTATCTTCTGTACTGCTTCTCTTAAGACCTCTGCATTATGATTTATCGCCATTGCAAGTTCTCTGGCGCTTGAGCTTAACGAACCGCCAGACATCTCTACTACTGTTTTATTATTCCATTTCATCTACTCCACCACCTCTCAACATCTTCATAAACGATTCATTATTCCTTTTGCACATTTTTGCTCTTTCGCAAGGTTTTTTACACTTAAAATAGTCACTACCATATTTCTTGTAATCTGCCTTGTCGCAATGCTCGCATTGTTTATTCATTCACTCCACCGCCTTTCACAATCTGGATTGCTTTGCCAAATGCTTCAAATCTTCCCTGGCTTCCCCCATCATCGTAGATCTGTTCGCCGTCTCCGCATCCGTCCTCGTCGCAATCATCTGGTCTGTCCTGCTCTGCTTTCTTCAATTTTCCCAACTGTTCCAGAACCTTGTCTACATCATAAGCCGTCGGATATTCTTCTAGTAAATACAATACTGCATTTGTATTTACTAAAGTTCCATTGCTTAAAGTAACCGATTTTAAATCTTTCTTCAGCGCATCCGCATCAATCAGTCTCATCGTTCGCCCTCCTGTTCCAATCTGTAATTGCTTTCGTTCGCTCGTCTTTCCCTGTTCTGATGCCTCCGTCCTGATCCATGTACATCTCACATTCATAGCTTTTTGGAAATTCTATTCTGCATTTCATACATTTGATTTTGAACATTACCCCAACAGATGATTGTGATGACTTATTTGTAATGGTTAAGAACATTGCGTTTCCACCGCAGAACGGACATGGCTTCAATGTTTCGTTCATTCTTCATCCCCCCAATCTAATTTCTGACCACAGCCACTGCAATATAACCCAACATTATACTTGTTTCTTAAATCTCCCTTCTCGTAACAAACAGGACAATAATAGTGATGCATTCCTCTATTGTATCCTTTCTTTATCTTTTCTCTTATTCCTTTCCTTGCTGTCTGCTTCTCCACCGCCGTCCGGCATTCTTCCGGTGTGCCGATCGCCTTATATTCTTCCCACACCTTAGCATCCTCGTTTGTTAAAAGGCAAAATCCCTCATGCTTCTCCCCTTCAAACACCGTTTCGATAAAGTGGTGCATCAAAAGCGGAATATCTACGTTGGCATGATAACGTTCTTTTAAGTCTTTTTCGATTTTCCGGTATTTCTGTACCTCTTCCAGTGCGTTTATTGCCATTGCATAAGCATTTTCAAAAGATTTCCCCCATGATGTATCACACGGAATCGCTTTTCCAAGTTCGTTACAATCATATTTTAATTCTTCAATTGCTTCATTCTCCGTCATGACTCTATCTTTCATTTCTGCCAATTCCTCCTGACTGAATTTTGTGTAACCGATTCCACAATTTGTAAATCCTCCCGCTTTATACACTATGGTTCTCGGCATCCTACACCTCCAACAGTTCCGGATTATCAAAAACGTTGCCGATAACTTCTACACACTTTCGTTCGAGTACGTAAAATCCTAAATTACAGTAGCAATATCCGCTTTCTCTATCTTTTGAGTAACTATAATCAAGCGTCCAATCGCCATTATTATATTTTACAATTTCCGGATATTCTTCTTTTCTATCACAAACGTCATTCTCCCAGATCAGCTTGCCGTTCTTATCCTTAAGACCTGTACACTGGCAGATGGTAGATTGATCGACCTCAACCTGTATTTTTTCAACAGGTGTCCCTAGGCTCAAATCTGCTCCTAATGGAATAATGAAATGGTGTGTGTGCCTACCATCAGTATGCGTCATACAAAAATAAAAACCTTCCACCCATTCCCCATTATCCTTGCGTTTTGCCTTGAATAAATATCTATCCTGCATCTTCATTCCTCGCTTTCTTTCTGTAACCATGACAGACAACTCTGTTCTCCCTCATATTCCTTACCAAAACGGTTGTCAAAATTGATAATAAAATCTGCCAACTCCTCATCCGTCATGCTCCGGATCCGGTCTGCATTGGTCTGCGGTCTGCATTCTTTCACAATCTCAAGGCACTCATCCTTCCAAGCTAAAACATTTTCTAGCTTATAGGAACTGTAGCCAACATGATAATAGTCCTCTCCAATTTCCTTGTACTTGATTTCGTAATATGGCTTTTTTCCTTTCATTGTTACGATAATATCTAAGCAGGAAACTTTAATGCGTTCCGTTTTACTATCCCGTGCCGCAGTTCTTATACACTCAATCATGACTTTCCTCGCTTTCCATGTACGGCTCCGGCAGTGGCATCCAGGCTGTGACATTTACACTATCAATATCATCACCGAGGACAAACCGTCCTCCCAAATATTGTACAAAGCAACAACGGTTTTGATATGTATCCCATCCAATTACACTATTAAGAGATTCTTCCGGCAGTCTCTCACTTACTGGAATCCATCCGCTTTCCTGCTCCAAAATCCTGTTGATTTCTTCCTCCGAAACCACTTTTGTTAGTGGAGAATATCCACAGGCTTCTGTTGCTACCTCAGATATCCGGTTTTTAATCCTGCTTATTTTCATTCTGATCCTCACTTTCCGGCAACATAGCATATTTATAGCTACTCATTTTACCGTCGTATGTGCTCCATGACGTTTTTCCGTAATCCCATGTATAAACCGTTTCATCTTCATATTTTGCAAAATGTTCTTTGCTCCACGCAAAAAGTTCAGAATCTCTGACCAAAATCGGTGTATCGACTGGAACTTCGCTCCAATCAACATACTGGCCGTTCGCCCATTCTTTTGCTTTTTCTCTGCAACGACCAGCATTTCTAATGTCATTATCGCAAAAATCGCATTTATCGCAGACTCCCCTGCATTTTTCCAGTTTCCCATTAATTAACGCAATATTGCATCCATCACACGCAATATTTAAAATCTCTTCCGCATATTTTTCTCTATTCAGCATTTTCCTGCTCCTTTCCGATCCTGTTCACAAGCTGTTCTGACCTCGTATAAGCCTTATCCAACAGTTCCAAGTATTCACTAAAGGAAATCTGCGCCTTTTCGGATAACTCACTCGGATAACGATCTAACAAAGCCTTAATGCACTGTTTCATGTCTCCAAAATATCCGATTGTTCGAACGCTTTCTTTTTCATTGCCGTCCTTATCCTGTCCGGCATATCTCTGTCTCAGGGTGTGATTCAGAGAATCAATCTCCACAAAATATCCATCCTGCAGTTCCACAGCTAACTTGTCCATCAACCATTCCTCCTATATTTCATACGTCTTTCCGATAAAACGCTTGTCAATGTACTTACATTCCCATTCCAATACACTTGCGATCCCCGTCATGGTTTCATATCCGGTAGCAAGGCAGTTAATCAAATATCTGATTCTCTCATAAACCTGTCTGATCTGATTTCCCGAAAATTTAAACTGTGTTTTAAGGCAGACACCCAACATAGCAAAATAATTAAATACCTGTGCCAGTAAAAACTTATTTGCCTGTATCATGCAGTTCGGTGCAATCTTTCTCTCTACCAGATAAAAGCTCTCACGATACGGAATCTTATTAGTTTCCTCTCGCACGTCAATCTTGCATTTATCTTTCAGATAAAAACCAAGTTCCTCGCCTGTCGTTCCATCCTTTGCATTCTCCACATATGCATCAATAGTCTGCTCAACCTTTATGATTCTTTTGTGTCCGAATCCGAACTTATCATGCAGTGCCTGATATGCCATCATACGGACGTTATAATAGGATTCCTCTATTAGATAATCCGCATTGCTTTGTGCCTTGGCGTGTCTCTGTATTCCGATCAGTTCACTCTTGGAATATCCAAGTGGCTGCATCCGCTTTTTCTTTCTTGCCAGTGCATTACTCATTTGCTCTTCCATCTCCTCTCTACATCCTCAAAATGGCTAAATACAAGACTTTGAACATATTTTGATATATTTGTCCGTGCATATTTTTTAATTAGCATTTCCCCTGCTTCCATCATTCCTTGGAACCACTCATCTTCGTTATCAGCTTCATAAAACTGCTGCCGGAATTTATAATAGTCATTAAAAAACTGCCATTCTTCGGAACCTTTTTCAAATTTCTTACTTGCCATAATCATTCACCTTTTAATCAAATGGTGTGCTGCCACATACTTCTCGGAAACCGTCTTTCTGTCGCATCCGTGCTTGAATCTGTTCAATGGTTTCGGTTCGCTCGATAAATTCCATACGATCACCTTCAAACTGAACAACTTCTCTAAACGGTGTACCCTGTCGATTCTTTTCAACTTTCAAGCCTTTAAATTTTCTGTCTTCATCCAAATTCCACATAAGAATAATATTGGAAGCATCCTGCTCAATATCTCCGGATTCTCTTAATTCGGACATTGTAGGCTCTTTCGTTACATTCATTTCCGATACTCGGTTAAGCTGTGACAATAGGATGATCGGAACGTGAAGCTCTCTCGCAAGTGCTTTGAATTGCTTCGAAACTTCCCCGACTTCGGATGCACGATTATTGAACTTCCGGTTACACCGTACCAATTGCAGATAGTCAACTACGATCACGTCATATCTTTGATGCCTGCATTGCGTTCTCATTTCCTCAATAACATTTGTCTGATCGTCAATTGTGATCGGATATTTTTCAAGCTCATCATTTGCCTTGTCAAAGGCTTCTTTCTCTCCACCAAGAAAAGCCTTTGCCCTGCGAACTCTTGTCAGACCAATCTTTGACATTCTTGAAACAAACCTTTCATAAATCTGACTGTTGTTCATCTCCATGTTGTAGTAACAAGTGTTATAGCCTTTTCTTGCCATATTCTCGATTATTTGTGCCACAATAGCAGACTTACCAACTCCCGGTCTCGCGGCAACAACTGTAATGTCTCCGCCTTCAAGACCGCCAAGGCAATCGTCAAGATGGTAAAATCCTGTCTTTACCCTGTCCTCTCCCACATCATCATTGAAGTATTTATCTTTGTTCTCTGATACGATTTGCTTCATCAACTTAGATTTCTTCAACTGATTAACTTGGATTTCTTCAAGCCTTGTAAGAACTTCCGCGATCGAATTATCAATATCACATGGTCTAAGGCTCACTCTCTGGAAAAGGCTTTTCGTTTCCCTTGCCCGCCAATCCTTAATGACTGCATCCGCATAGTTTTTCATTGCTGTCGATAACGGAGTTGCGGCAATACATTCCTTAAGCTCCCCGGCAATCATTTCCGGCTCCCATTTGTGGTTTTCAAGTGACTGAGACAGTGAAACGACATTAATGTTTTCTCCACGATCATACATGGCAAGCATTTCAGCAAAAGCATCTTGGCAAAATTCAGAGCTGAACATTTCCGGCTTCAATTTGTTGTAAATCTTGTACATGGAATCATTGTCAATCAATACACATCCGATCACTCCAATTTCTGCTTCCGTCAACTGCTCTCACCTCGCTTTCGTTTCTCTACTTGGCGAATCCAGTAATTACAGTCCTCTTTCAGCCAGTCTCCGTATTTTGGTATGTAGCGATAATTCGTATCATCCGGATTCTTCTCTATATAGTCAGTAACATATGCCACTGTAGCCTCATATATCAGCTTTGCAACGGCTTTCCTGTTCGGCTCGATAACTTCTAAAAGCTTGTCCATCCATGCTACCTTGGCAGACGTTAACGACGTTTTCTTTGGATATGCATTGATCGTGTATTCCCATCCCCATTCCGCGTCAAAGTCCAAATCAGATGCAGGCACGCTTTCTTTTGTATTTTCTTTCTCTATCTCTATATCTGTATCTATATCTTTCTCTATATCTATCTCTACATTGCAATTTTGTTGCAAAATGTTGCACTCCGTTGCTCCACTGTTGCATTGCAACGCTTTTTGTGCATTTTCCCTAGATTTACGACTTCTACGAGTGCTTGCCGTCTCGCTTCCTAAGCTATCTTGCACAAAAGGCATAAGATACTCGATATTGTCGGCTGTCTGGATCAATCCGCAGGAAAGAAGATACTGAATCGTAACTTGAACATTGATTTCGTCCTCGTCAATATCAAGGGCAATCTCTTTGTAAAATTCATCTTCCAAACCGGAATACTCTAAGTAGCCGCCCTTTTTCAATGACAACAACTGCATCTTAAGGTATATGATCGTGTATGTATCACCGCCAGCCATCTTACGGAGTTTTTTGATTCGTTTGCTATCAAAGAAATCATCCATCAGCTTAAGCCAGTAATACCGCTTATTCTCCGCCATTTTCACTACCTCCAAGCAATTCAATAACCTTTGCCCCAGCATCTTCCGGGCGACAAAATACGAACTCAACGCCATACTTAAGTTGCATTGTCAACATAGCTTTTTCAAGAGTTTCACCGGATGTAGGTTTTGCTTTCGGTAGCGGCTTATTCAGCCATTTTCCTTGACTGTGCATAAATGCAATCTTGTTATACCTGTGAAGTCTTGGATTTTGCCATTTAAAGACGTCCTGCACGCATTTAACTCCGTCTGTATTCTCTACAAGCACATATAGCTTAATTCCGTTGTTCTGCGCCAAAATACACTCGTCACGGAATCTCGGATGTGCTTTTCCACAGAGATTCCCTACAATTTCCTGCATGTCCTTTTTCGTGTCAACGGAAACATCATATGTGCCAAGGAAATCCATCTTTTTAAGTTCCATTTTTCTAGCTGATTTTCTATGGATAACATCCGATACCTTGTCTGTAGCAATTATATAATCTCCAACCGGCAATGGTGCACGCAAGACTTCCATATCGTGGCTTTTAAAATATCTATTCTTAAGGATATGTAAGCCCTCTTTCTGTCCTTTATCCTCAATTATTAACACGTATTCTCCTTTCTGGCGGTCACTCTTAGCAACCGCCAAAGGTATCTCATGGCTTTCAATTTAGTTTTGTGATATATTAAATTCCATACCAAAGTCAGATACCGCATAAACTGGTTTCTTTTATGCTTTCACATTGGTGTTTCAACCTATCAAAACGGGCAAAGGTTCATATCAACCTCTAATCCTTTTTCTGCAATATAAACATTTGCTCCATATTTAACTGTTACTTCTGTCTTTTGTTTGAATAGTGCCGAATCGGCTGATTTATCTGATAAGTGTATTAGAACGACATTTCTCAATGCCGGGTTATCGTTAGTAGAAATAAATTTAAGTGCCGTATCAAGGCTCATGTGACCTCGTAGGCGGTGTTCGTAGTTCGGCTCGTCCCGGTCTACAAGTTCCATATCGTAATTAGCTTCAACCATGATATGCTCAATGTTCAGCTTTGAAAAATTGTACTTGCAGTATTCCAAGTCAGTCATGAACAACAACTGCCCCATTTCCTCATGCTTGATTAAATAACCGTAGCACTCGATTTCTGTGTCATGTGGTACATTGAATGGTGTTACCGAAAAACTGCCGATTTGCCGTACTGTACGTGGTGGAATGGCTATTGTACGTTCTCCTGTAATGGTTTCCAATGCTGATTGCGTTTCAAAAGCTGTGTAAACCGGAATACCGGCTTTCATGAAGTCTTTTATGTATCGTGCATGGTCTCCGTGTTCGTGGCTCACAATGCAACCGGCAACATTCGAGATTTTCCAATCAATCATTTTCTTGAAATCAAGAAATTTGCAACCGGCTTCAATCGCAAGGATTTCTCCATTGTCTGCAATTAAAGCATAGCTGTTTCCTGATGAACCAGAGCCTAAGACTTTAAGTTTCATATTCTCGCTCCATTCTTGGCTTCGTTTCTGCACCAACAATCAATATATCTATTGGCATCGTCCTCTTTTGATACAAGAAATTTTCTGTATCTTGAAAGAAGCGGCTTCATAGAACCTTTATAGACATCAGTATTGATAAAGTTCCAAATATCCATATAAATCGTATTGAATTTGCATGATGGTACATATTCCCACGCATCTGCATGAACAATCTCAACTTTGCTATTCAACGGAAGTTGGTCTTTTACCAGTGCAATAACTTCTTCTGATTTCTCAACCACAATGATTTTATCAACATCACTTTTGTCTTGAATTGCCAATAAAATCATTCCTATTCCAAGACCGCCAATAAGTACATTGCCGTGTGCATTTGCAACGAACCCCGCATTTGTCCTCTTCTCCATATCTGTGTCAGACATAACGACTTCTATTCCGTGACGGAGACGAATGTATTTTCCACATGGTATTCCGTGAAGCATTGCGTAAAGATTGTTTTCACCTATTTCAAATTTTTCTAACGCATAGTCGCCAACCTTACGTTCCTGCAAAATGTCACTCATATTCGCATACATTAAAAAACTCCTTTCTCACATCAACAATCTGTCTCGTCTGTCCCAACAATGCCCGATTATGCTTTGCTCTCTGCTCATTGTCACAGATGAACTGCTTGCAGATTTCTGGTCGAACCGGATAGATTCTGCATTTCTCACAACTCTTGTCCGTGTCAAGAAAAGGGCAGGTCATATCATGCGGTCGTTTCACAGTAGGAAGCAGGTGCTTACACTCTTTGATATGGTTCTTGCGAATATATCTGTGAATGGCATCTACTTCCTTTCTGCTCATCGGTAAAAGGTTGGAACAGCAGTTACCGCATTGACTACATTTTCCATCTTTGCAGAAATTGTAAATGTTATCTTCCATGCCTTTCTGCACGGATTCTAAGACTGATATAACTTCCATAGGCTACTCCAATTCTTCCTCTGCCGGGAACTGAAATACTTTCATGTAATTCTGGCTTGCATATTTTTGATATTCTTCTCTAAGCATTTCCATGGCTTTCTTTGCCTTTTCTTTCGTGGAATATTTAGCTGTTATTGAAGTCTCATTGTCTCCGATTGCCTGCATCCGGACAAATGTTGCTTCTTTCGCCCTTGTATCAATAAAAACAATGCTATTTTCGTACGGAAAATCCAATGTGCCGTCATGTGATATAACTCTCATGGCAACCTCCTAATCTTTCATAAAGTCCGGTACGTTCTCGTCATTCTCAACGACTTCTCCGGCTACTTTCTCCGGCTCTGGTTCAACTACTTCGCTCCCGGTCTCAATAGCTTCGGATTCAGCTACAACAAATGGCTCTGAATTGGCATTTTCGGAAATATCACGCTTGACCTGTTCCTGCAAATCTTCCATCGGATATTCCTTGAAATCGTTGTCCTGCATTTCCTCTTTCGTATATAATCCCATTGTCAGCTCCGGGCAATTCAGACTGGAGAAGAAAGATGCGGCTCTGTAACGAAGCATTAACTGTGGCATGGTTTTCCACTTACTACCGTTCTTACTAAGCCATCCCTCGGCTTTAGCCATTTCCATGTCCACGGTCATTCCCTCAACTCTACGACCATTTTTCGTAGTCCAAGCAAGGCACGAATAAGGCTTGCCATCTTTATCTCTAGTTTCCTCAAACTGTAATTCCATATCGAATTTGCCGGAATTATTGATTGCCGCAATCAGAAACTTTGAACTCCAAGACGGTCTACCCTGAATCACATACAGATTCTGCATAACCATCAGTGGGCTTACTCGCAGTCTCTGCGCCTGCTCAATAGCAATCAGACAGTTTGCATCGTTCTTCTGGAATGTTGCCGGAACGATAGTTGAACTCGCCAACGCCTTTGCCATCTGCATAGCCATAATGAAATTATCTGATGTTCCAAAAATTCCAAGGCTATAGTCTGTAACCTTGTTGTTGCTGTGTGCAACCTCTGTCTTTTCCTCTTTCTTTTCCTCTGCCTTTGCTACTGCTGTGTTCTCTGCCATAATTATTTTTCCTCGCTTTCTTTCCTTATTGCTTTTTTAAATGCTCCATTTTTAAGAAATTTCAAAACAAGATTGAGTTGCATATTCTTGAAAACCTCTATGTGCTTTGTACTGTGATACCACATTACCCATTCCTGTTTCAAAAGTTCCTCAATGCTTGTAATCTGCTCACCCTCTGCGAATTTTCGCTGACTTAAAAGGTATTCCCTGTGTTTTTGAATGTTCTCGCATTTTGCGCACTCTTCGGAAGAATACCTTGAACAATGCTTTCCATTAAGGTTTACAGACAATGCACAATATCTACATGGATTAACTCTCATCGTCACCACCGCTTTCCGGTTCTTCACAACTGCCACCTTATCAGCGCCGTAGGTTTCCACCCACTTCATATCCACGGTTTCATCAGTAACCGTCAGCTTTGCACCTTTGGCATTTACAACCATGTCACCGGCTTTTACAGAATCCTCGGTGCGGTATGTATAACTTCTGGTGCTGTTTGGAAACTTTGCTTTGATATAATTCATTCTGACACCTCGCTTTCCGCTACTTTCTTTTCCTTTTCAAATTCTTCTTTACTGCAAATCAATAATCCACCAATATAGCTATCTGGCTTTGTGAGTAATTCTGTAACAATTTCATTTGGCATAGCGATTGCCACATTTCCCCATCCGTCCTTGCCACTATGAGCAGATATGATATTGGATAATGGGGAAAGCTTTAAGTCCTTGTTATTCTTCTGTGACATCCGTTCCATAATCCCTAATGTTCCAATACTCATTTATACACGCCTCTCTTTCCTTTATTTCTTGTGTCTTTTTCGCAATACGGAAGAGAACAATGTCCGGCTCTTCCCCAGAACCCTTTACTTGCACTCTTCCAACGCTTGCACGACATACACCGTGCATCCGGCTGTGTGACGTTGTTGCTTGTCCCTACTCTTGACATTTAATATCCTCGCTTTCTTAGTGAAAATCCGCTTCCGGTTCTTTTTCTGGTTGAATATAACTGTCATCATATTCCTTATCAATAACGATAGCCGTTCCAGCTCTGGATAATCTCAAGAGTAGCACCTCAAATTCACTCAAGTTTCTAAGTGACGAAATCGTCAAATCCTTATAGGCAGAAAGTGTATATGGTTCTTCTTTTCCGTTATTCCATATCCACTTTGACACAGGAATTTCAACATTCAGTTTTTCATCATGCTCATTTTCAAATGTGATAACTGCTCTTTGCATACTGCTCCATGATGGTTTATCTTCCAACTCAAACCGCATTTCACATTCCACTGATTGATAAGAAATGCCATCATCGTAATCAATGCCTAAATCTTCTGTGTCAATGTCCCTTTCACACTGTTTAATCCATGCCTTGAACAAATCCGTAAGTTTGATTTCTTTCTGCTCCGGCTCCATCATAAGGTCTTTAAAATTCTCCAAAATCTTTTTATTTCCAATACAGAAATCCGAATTAACAATCTCTGTTAAAACAGAATCAAGTTTAGGAAGGTACTCTGAAAAATCATAACTCTCAATGTATGGAACCATGACTTCTTTTACCTTTTCCTCAATGGCATGCTTTGCATCTCCCCAGCGAAAAGCATCTTCGATTGCTCCTCCCAATGCATTCATAAATTTTTCTTTGACAATTTCACTTACTTCATCCGAAGATAAACTTTCCGATGCTATTTTCAATAATTCTTCTTTCATTTACACACCCTCCACTTTCAACTGTTTGTCCTCTGAAACGCTCAAAAGAATTAGCTGCGCATCCATATCCGGCACATTGAACTCATTCAGTGATTCTGCGTTATCCACAAAAATCGGCACGCTCACGCCGTACAATTCACTTAACGAGCGGATAATATCAAGTCCGGCTACAATTCTGTGACCGCTGTTTAAAGTTGAATACGGTACGCCATTTACGGTACACTCGCAACAATCTTTCATGCCGCCATTTAACTGCATTTCGAAGAGTTTGAAATTAACTGTCTTGAAATGGCTATTGATAGATTCAGAAACCTTATCCAGCTTGAAGCGGATGAACTCTTCCAGTAAGTAAAGCATCTGTTCCTGGTCGGCAACTTTCTGCCCGATTTCTTTTTGCTCGTCACGAAGCGTTTCGATACGATCATCAATCGCAACATTGTTAGCCGCCTGCGCAATAACCTTGTTCACCTCTTCAAGCTGACTCTGCAGATCGGCTTTCTCGGCTTTTAAATCAGTAACAACCTTGTCTGCGCCCTCGGATTCAACCTTTGCAATATCAGCAAGAATCTTGTCATGTTCTGCTTTCAGCTTCACATATTCTTCATTCTGCGAATAATCAGCTTCTTCTGGGATCTCGGATAACAGTTTGCAAAGTTCCTCTTTATTCGTAAAAGTCCCCTGCTCCTGTTTCTTTAAGGAATCTATTTCCATTTGCAGATCAGCATTTTTCTTTGTCAGTTCCTCGATAAGATTTTTCTTCGCAAACCCATATGCCTTGATTTCTTCCAAGTTGGATTCTTTCTTGGTAATAAAGTCACTTTTTGAATCATTTAGTTTCCGCTTTGCATCTGCCTTGGCTTTTGTCTTTCTTTCTTCAAAATCAGTCTTCAACTGCTCAGTCTTATCAGCTGGCAACTTCTGACCGCATAAGGAACAAACCGTTGTAGATTCATCGAATATCCACTTGGATTCATCAAAGAGATACGGAGTTTCATCAAACGCCTTGGCTTTCTCAGAATTATACTGTTCGCCCAGTTTCTTCCGCTCTGTATCCGCATCAGTGATAGTTTTTTCGTTATCAGAAATCTGTTTCTCTTTCAAAGAAATCGTAACCGAAAAATGTTCTAACTCATTTTTACAATCACGCAATTCAGCATCCATGATGCTTCTTTTGTTTGATAACTCGCGATTCATCGTCTGTTCCATGCCGGACATGTCAAACTGTAACTGCATTTCCTTACTTCTTAAATCGCCCAATGCGCTACCTGCATTCTCCATTTTCTTGTCACATTCAGCGATTCTTCTTACCAGATCTGCCTTTGCAAGTTCCTGCTCTGCCACGTCAACGTCAACCTTGGATTTCTCGGCTTCATCAATGCGAACCGGAATTTCAGCCTGTTTTTTCTTCCATTCTGTAAGAGCTTTGGAAAACTTAGCACGGATATCGTCTGTAGACGGCGCTTTCTCCAATTCTGAAAGCAATGGCGCATACTTCGCGTCCGTCTGTGCCAGCTCTACATCTGAAACATCTGAAATAAGTTTCATCAGAATATCTCTCTGGTCTTTCCACTTCAAAGAAGAAAAATACTGCGGATTAGTCAGCATTTTGAACATTTCCTCGCTCTGTGCCAATTCCGAAACATAAGCCTTGAAATCCGCTTCACTCTTCGGATAGCCGTCAATCTCAAACGAATTAACATTCCCCTGCAATACTGCCGTATCGGTTCCACGCTTCTTAACCCAGTTCTGTTTCTGTGTCTTGGAAAGTTCAACTCCCTTGCCATCTACATCCAGAACCGCTACAACCTTAATCTCCACGTTATCAATGCGGTTGCCGTCCTTATCCAGTGGTCGGACATTGAACTTTTCCTCTCCGGCACTGTTCTTATTAAACAGAAGCCATGTAAACGCATCAAAGATAGTTGTTTTTCCTGCGGCGTTCTGTCCTTTAATACTTGTCTTATTAGAGAAATTCACATCAAGGCTCTTAATTCCCTTGAAATTCTCCATATGTAACGATCTAATTTTCAGTTTCATTTTCTTTCTCCTTCCACTCTTTATATTTTTTAAGTGCCTCTTCAAAGCATGCTTCATCGTCAACATATCCAAGAGCTGACTCTATAATTTTTGAATCAATAGTTGTTCCTTTTTTTCCCATCAGCTCAATGTCTCTTTGGTGCTCATTTGCAATAATGGCACATGCTGTATGAACTTTCGTCCTGCATGCAACCAGATCTGCATATTCTTCAACGGAAATTGTAACGGTATTTTCTGCCATCTTAATTTTCCTCCTCTAATACATTGATTTTGCTTACAGACACCTCGTATGCTGTTCTCTGTTCTTCTGTTCCATCTTCATATTTCTTAATATATCCGCGGCTCTGAATGCGTCCATTGATCTCAATATGAGTTCCTACTTCCAACTGACCAACAAATCTTGCATTTCTACCCCAAACAACACATGGGATATAATCTGATTTTCCGTAGGAACGATTGACTGCGATTAATAAATCTGCAATTTCTCTTCCAAGCGGAGTTTTCCTGTAAATCGGTTCTTTGCATACATATCCGTCAAGCTGGATTTTGTTCAAATCTGTATGCTCTCCCGGATTCGCTTTTTCAATTTCACAGACGAATACATATAATAACAGACAATTTCTCTTTTCCTCGTGTTTGTTATAAGAACGATACACACCGGAAACATTAACGGCAGTGCCCGTGTATTTATCGTTCAGATTGATTAATCTCTCTGAAATAATTAATGGGATAATATCAGCCGTCCCGCTTAATCTATCCACTTTGAGGTACATATTATAAAATCCCTCTCCAAACACCTCATGGTTAAATTCCGGCTCTGAGATAATCGTTCCTGTAAGTTCCACTTTATTGTTTTCTGCTCTCATATTTGAATTTCTCCTTTTCTTATGCTAAAATAGGCGCAAATAGCTTATGCTATTGCTTTGATTTGGAATCATTCAGCTTTGGTCGGTTCGGATGATTCCTTTTCTTTGCTGTAATCAGTGTCAAATGTGATATAGGTAATACCGTCATCGTCATCAGACTCACTTCTGTAATCGTAATCTACAATCTCTTCTGTATACTCCTGCCACTCCCCATCTATTTTTGTTCCTATATAAATAAGAAGTAATCCAATCAATACAGGTATAGCAGTGACCGGATACTCCGTTGCATCAATGCAGATGCAAAACAGAAAAACAACGGTGCCGATCATTTCAATTATCTTTGCTATTTTTTCCATAGGCATCCTCTCATGTAATAGAAAAAAGTTTTTTCATCTTCTTTTTAGGACTTTTTATTTCAAACTTTTCTCCTGTTTCATCGTCGATCATGTAATTGCCGTCGGAATGCATCGTATGTGGCTTTACTCCCTGTTCTTCCATGAACTCAAGCAAGATATCTTTGCCACCTTGTAAAATATTCATCTGACTTACAACTTCCATCCAATAAACCATAAAATGTGTAATATCCCAGTTCTGATATTCCATAAGAAATTCCGGTGCTTTATCTCCTATCAGTTTGTCCATACCGAACTTCTCAATGTAATTCCTTGTATAGAAGTAATCTTTCCACTGGTATTTTTCTCCATCGAATGTCTTTTCGATAGGAAACATATTCATAAATTCTCTTGGTGTCAAAGTCCCCACCATAGCACATATCACTTCAATAATATAAAATTCTTTTGTCACAAAGTCCGACTCTCCACGCTTTAACGACTTGCAATCAGATTTCCCTTTTAGTTTTATCAGCAAGTACAGATTCTTCTTGAAATCATCCGGATAAGCACTTTTAGACTCCTGTATTGTCATATTTTCCCAAAGACCTGCCATTTTACATTTTCTGTCAAATGCTCGTGCATAATTAATCCACTTAGGTTTAAAGTCGATCAGCTTTTTGCCGTCCATGACGTAAAAATTAAGCATCTTCATCATCCTTTCTCTCAATTAACGGTAAAACCCCATTCTTTTTAAGCTCTTCATACAGGAACAATCTTCCTTTTTGCGTCCATTCCGTCTGCATAACCACATCAGACCGCCCATTCGACCTTGTAATATCAATAGTCTTACTGTGAACATATCCAAGCCCTTGATATTGCCTGTATAAAATCCACTGTTTTCCTACTTTGCGCTGAACTCCTAACTCTTTCAGCATCTTATTAAACGCTTTAGCAGATATTCCATAATCCTGTGCGATCTGTGTTACCAGTACTGTTGATTTACTGTTCAAAATCAAATCCACATAGTTGACTTTTGGTTGCATTTCTAAAATGATGTTATTCATTTCAACAACTTCGGTTTCAAGTTCCTGTATCTGCTTGTCTTTCTGCTCAAGCATCTTGTGCGCTTCAATAACTGCAAGTGCCATAAGTTCTTCGCCGGTTGGAATAACTGTTTGCGTCTGGTTATAATAATTTTCTTCCAGTGCATCAAACTGTTCCCATGCCTTATCAGTCCCAAGCATTTTGCAATGACGGCTTGCACCTCGACGTGTCCAAAGATAAAGCTGATTCGCGTTTTTCCCAACAAGGGGAAAATCAGTTACCCTGTTCTTAAACTCCTTAAGATCTGCTCCTTTTAATAAGAAGAAATGTTCTCCCTCTTTAAAATGTGTTTTGTTGCTCTGAAAGTTCTTTTTTACGTTATCTGTTTCTGTTTCGTACACATCAGCCAACTGTGCGGTAGTGATAACTCTTTGTCCTTTCCACTCAATGACCGGCAATTCTTTTGTTCCAATATGTACTAATTCGTTCATTTGTCTCCTTTCCGGATTTTTTGCAATAAAAAATCCAACTACCGCTTGATAGTTGGAAAATACTGGTTGTCTCTATTTTGCTTTGTTGATACAATTAATGTACGGCGGCGGCCATCATGAAAGGAACTGTTATCATGAAAATCGTTAGTATACTTATCTCATTATTGGTATGGCGTGTTACCAGTTACGACTTCTTCATAATTCTAACCATAACATCCATGACAATCGACCTATACAAAGGAATTAAAAAAGTACAAAAGAGATTAAATAAAATACTAAAGATGATGCGGAAAATAAAGCAATAATGTAACTCATTTCCTTCCGCCGTCGCATATTAATTGTATCAACTGATTTCCTGTGTTACAAACACATTTAATCTGCAAATTCCGACAAATTTCTCAACTATCAATATCTTGTTTTCTATTCTTCTGTTTTTGAGTTCCCAGTCTCTTCTACTGGCTGATTTTTTGAAACGCTTGCTGAACCCTCAACCATGCCAAGAACGTAGCCTTTCTGAAAGTCGTTCATTTTTGGAATGGCTTCTTTGAGTTTTTCAACAACTTTCTTTTCCTGTTCGCTCACCGTATCACTCCTTTCTGCCGAACTTTTAATGTTGTTTTTGTTCGGTATGCGTATAATATATCACGCTTTCAGAACTGTGTCAACATGTTTTTGTTCCGTTTGCGAACTTTTTCTATTTACAATTCTGTTTGCGTATGGTATAGTTCTATGTAGAAAGAGAGGTGGGATTATGAATGAGCGAATGAAAGAACTTCGCAAGGCTATGGGAAAAAGCCAAGAAGAATTTGGAAAGATTCTCGGAATAACCAAGTCTGGTGTCTCTGATATTGAATCAGGACGCAGAAACGTAACAGAACAACATATAATCATGTTACGAAATGAAAATGTCAATGAAGATTGGTTACGAACTGGAAACGGCGAAATGTTTATCCCAGAAACCAAAGACGAGCAGATTTCAAAGATGCTCGCAGACGTACTTAAATGTGAAGATTCAGATTTTAAAAAACGTTTGATCGTGGCGTTATCGAAAATAGATGATACCGGATGGAATGCATTGGAAAAATTCATTGATTCAATCACAAGTCAGAAGTAAAGAAAAGCCAAGGGCAATGCGCAAACCCTTGGCTTTCTTTTACTTTAATAGTTCTTTTATAAACGTTAAGATAGCTCTAAGCCACCTCTCATTATCGCAATGAGCGACCAATTCATAAATTTTTTCCTTGTAAAATTCGTTTACGTTTTCATTCTCAACCTCATTTTCCCCCATATTGATTTCCTCCAATCATTCCGCACTTCTGATAGCGATAAACAAATTATAGAACTTATGTTCGATACCGTCAACCCCATTTGACAAATTGCTACAAATTACAAACTCGTTTGTAGTTGAGGGACAAGAAAACGCCTTATCCCGCCCCTCAGCCAGAACTTGAAGTGCCCTTATCGGACAATTTTATTTTACAAATTTTCCCGCAAACATTCAATTTCTTTCGGTCGCAAGTTTCGACAGGTAAATTTCTTATTGTCACATAATGTCGATTGATTAGTTTAAATTTTGTTAAAAAAATTAATTACTGGTTGAAAATTATGCATCTGCCAGTTATCTGTGATGAATTTTAAGTGCATAATTTTCCTTTCTGCCCGTAGGCTTGTTATTTAAAAGAGCCGGCTACACAACACATGGTCATGTAATCGGCTCTTAGGCTCTTGATTTTATTATATTTCTACATAGTTTTTCTTTTGTGCCAAGTTGTCCGCTTTGTTCGTAAAACAGCAGTTTAACAAATAAGTCGTATATAAAAATTGTAAAAGGTGACTGGTCTGGACTTATAGGGACTCTTATGCCACTTTTTGATACTGGCGACAAAGTAATTAATCTGATCGCGCATAATGAACTTGACGATACCTATCCTGCTGTACGTGTTGGTCGGGCTGATGCAGATCGCGATGGTAATAGCATTCCAGACACATATTTAAAGAAATCCGACGCCAAAACCATGTTCAATACCGGATACCGTCAGGTAAGCAGTAACGAATTTAATAAATACTTCTCCGATACATGGAGTTATGCAGGTGCGGACGGATTATCTATTGATTCCGGAACGTGGCTGGTAAATTATTACTGTTGGGTTTCTGAAAGTTCTGCCGTGGATGTTATATCATTAAAAAGTACCGTCGATCAGGCGATTGGAATCACCGCCCCAAATAACGGAAACGGTGGCACGTGGCTGACCATGCATGAAATAATATCTGGTAAGGCAATTACCAATTTAAAATTTTTAATAAAAGTACCAAAAGCTGTGACATTTGGACAGATCAGTACAAAGATAACTGCTATAAAACTGTGTTAAATATTAAATATATAAAACGCAGACCTTAATCCTTATTGTCTGATAAGCTTGTGAAAAAACGTAAAATGAATATGGGACGTTATAATAAGTTGCTGAACCGACTATAACACCTATGTTATCTGAACCATTGCCAGCCATGGAGGCATCGTTGTGTGGACCGCCGCAGATAAAACCGCCAAGAATTGTGTGCCCCTGTGCTATTAAATTATCAATTTCAGTGGTTTTTCCGCCGACATATCCCCAATAGGTATATTTAGGGAAAAATGCTTTGCTTTCATTGGTAGTAATGCCTTCGAACTCTATAACAATGGATTTCACCTTGTTTTTTTCAATAATATTATCAACCTCTGTCTGTGTATAATATTTCTTTAAACTGCTGTTTAACGATGATATCGCTCCCGTGCATGTTCCATTCCCGATCTTGGAAATATCCGTCGTTCCAAGCATTTTATAGAGATACCGCACATTCTTGAACATCTGTGACACCTTCGCAAAAATAGAAGAATGTTTTTCGCCACTTGATAATTTTGATACGCTTGTCCATGCTGACGCTGATCCGTCTGCCACATCACTACTCGTAAAGGTTGCTGTATTCTCGGCTGTATCTCCACCAGTTGCCACTGCACCGACGTTTTCTGCTGTGAGTTCTACATTGCCCCTACGGAAAGAATCTTCATTTACACCTTTGATTCCGGTAACTGGAGTTCCGGCAAGCACATCCCACTTATCATCTGATGTTTTATAAATATTGGCACCTGCCGGAATTACATTCCCGGCTCCCTCTTTAAAATCATCCGTGGTTGTAAATTCGTCTGAAATATTGAACATCCACCCTGTGCTAACATCCGCAAGTGACGGAAGATCTGCAAATGCAACTGTTCCGTGTGGCTGCAATCCACCTTTAAGTCCCTCTGATACATCTTTTGCCTGCTGATAGTAATACTTGGCATTGTCAGAATCCTCGCCCTCTCTGCTTCCTGTACCACCAACGGCATAACTCTGTGCCTTAGTTGCACTTTCTGCTGCAGATTCGGCTTTACCGATGATCTCCGCAGCCTTTTGAGTTGCAATATCTGCTTTTTCGGCTGCTGTATCAGCTGACTGACTGGCGGATGATGCTTTCTCCGTGGCTGTGGCGGATGATTCACTGGCGGATGTCTCACTGACTTTTGCGTTGCTTTCGGATGCCTCTGCCGCCGTAGCTGACTTCGCTGCCGCTGTCTCTGACGCTTTGGCATTGGTTTCGGATGTTTTTGCCGCTGTTTCACTGGCTTTTGCAGCATTCTCACTTGCTTTGGCGTTGGCTTCGGACTTTGCCGCTGCCTGCTGGCTTGACTCTGCCTTTGCCACTTCCACTTTGATTTTCGCAAGATAGTTTGGCTCCAAGTGTTTTTCCTCGATGCTACCCTCTTTGACGATGGCAGACACTTTTCCATCCTTATCAATATAAAAAGCTACCGTATCAGAATCAAGGAACTCATACTGTGTAATCAGTGCCGACAGGTCTATGTACTGTTTCGTGCCATCAATCAGAGTCAGGATAATCTGCTGTGTAGTCGGGTTATAATCGAAGTTGATTGCGATTTTCTCCATCTGTGTATCAATCGTAATCTTAGAACCGTTCTTTTTTGTGATCGTAATGATTCCGGTCGATTCCTCAAAGGTCACGTCTGCAACAAGAGTTGCTATCTCTGTCTTGGTTGCTTTTGTCGCATCCAGGGTAACTACATTGTCGTCAATAATGCCGATAGCACTATCCATTTTGTTGAGGTTTCGTTCGTTCAACGGAGTCTCATCGCTTGGGTAATTCTCCCAGTTGATAGGTACGTGTGCTTTATTCATGTTCCTTGCCCTCCTTTTCCATGTCTTTCTCCATCTGTTCCCGTTCGGCAATCACATTTCTATTTGCTTCTGATTCGATCTGATGCAAAATATCTTTAAACACCAGATATTTAACCTCAACCGGAATACTTTCACAGGCATTTACATAATTAATAATGTCATTCTCAAACTCTCGGATTTCTGCGTTAATCATAAACTTTCCACCTTTTCTTTCAGATTTTCTATCTCTTCATGCTGTAACTGCACTGTGGCTACCAGATCTGCAATAAGTTCCGTATATTTCAGTCCGTAATACTTTTTCCCATTGCTGTCTGAAAACGTTTTTGGACAAATATTCCACCCTTTTTCCGCTTTTTTCAAAACATCCTGTGCAATAAATCCATGATGGAACCCATCTTTTTCGAAATTATAACGATACGATTTTGCTCTTAAAGAATAAATAAACTCAGATGATTGCTTTTTGCTTAAATCTAAAATTGTGTTTTTTATTCTTTTGTCAGATCCATTAATTACTCCACCTCTGAATCCACCTACTCCGGTATCTCCGTCTAAATGGATCATCATGTGGTCATTATCGTTTGCGCCTTTATGCAATGAAACCTGATTATATTGAACCGTACATTTATGAACAGGACTTTCAAGCGTCCCTTCCACTGTTCGAAATCCATCCGTTCCCATCTGTACAAGTGTTCCACTGCGTTTAAATTCAATAAGGTTTTCTACAGACTCTTCCGCTTGAATATGCATATATCCCCCGGTCATTTCCATAGAACCTTTTAATTCAAGCAGTTTTGCTTTAATTTTGATACCCTCGGCTGACTGGTTGATTTCTGAAATGACGCTGTCTTTTGATACTTTCAAGCTGATCTGCTTTGATGACTGCGTAATCGTACTGGACGCACTCGATGAAAGCTGCTTAAATTTCTTTATCAGAGTCCATTTGTATTTTCCACTGCTTATTCCACCATCTGGTTCGCAACCATAAAACTTTCCAGTATTCTGATCCAAAAAACTGTGTCCAGAATAATACGAAGATGCAGGGTATGTATCTTGTGGATTCCCGAAACCACAATGTGTAACGTCATAATCTTCGGTATCCCATACTGTTAAAGAAGCACTGACTTCTGACCGTATCTTAGTTGCGGTCACCTCTATCTCTCCGGACAAATCGCCCTCTGCTTCGCTTGCTCTCGTAACTTCCGCTGTAATCTTGTCCTCATTAATTTTAATAGCTGCTGCAAGTTCAACTTCCTGCCCCTGTGCTCTTTTTACTTCTGCTGTAATACTGCTCGCATTTTGCGTGATTCTCGATGATAAACCATCCGTTGTATTTTTAACTTCTGTGCGAATTTCGGTTGCGGTCTGCGTGATCTGTGACTGCAATCCCTTCTCAACATCAGTTATCGTGCTCTGTGTCTTTTCAATGGTTCGCTCCAACACATTGCTCTTGCCTTTGAGCTTTAAAATACTTTTCTGTATTCCGTTCGCCCCGTTTGTCCGGTACTCTTCCCCATCCGCTTCCAAATCATCACGCAAAGCCTGTATACCTTTCAGGGTTCTTTTCAGAATATAGGACTCAATCAGTTCATATCTGGTCGGCAGCCGCACTGCATCCCCGACCTCAAGACACGGATTTCCTTTGCAGTCCGCTGTAAACGGGCGGTAAACAATCCCTCTGATCTTGGAAAGGATATTTTTTGCAATGCCTTTCAGTTCTTTTGTGCCTTTGCCATATACAAGAAAATTATCCTCGATCACATAAGCATTGTCTCCAGTACCTACGATCACGCCGATATCATTCTTCTGCTCCCGGATCTGTAACTTATTGATTGTTTTAACAAGAAAATCTTCATACTCAGCCGTTATATATAAATCCTTCCCGATACGGTTGCTTTTCGGATCTCTTGGGAACAAATCATCTGCCGGATAAAGATCGTTTCTCGGATAAAGTCCCTGTATATTCTGCTCCAGATATATATAATGAAACTTCCCGTCGCGCCCCATGTGCCCCATACATCCATTGATCTCACAAATACAGGACAACACTTCCTTGCCACTCATAGATTCGCCTATGATGCTCGATTCCTCTGTATCAGAACTTGTCTCACTGGATGGCGTGACCGCAACTGTTTTCTCAATAGACATATTGTCATTGATAAGATCAATGTCAGCCTGCTCAATCCCGAAGTACTTAAAAAAGCTGTCCCGGAATTGCTTCATTGTGACCGGATCATAAACTGTAACAGTCGTAGTTTTTCCATCTTTATCTTTCTGCTGCTCTTTATGGGATGGAAAGACAGTGTTATACCATGCTGCCACATCTGCATTTAAAATGTCATAAAGAGCATCATATGCGACAACATCACGGCACGTCCTGTCTGCCGTAGGCGTATCAGAATCAACCTTATATCTCCCGAACTGAAATGGAACATCTGTATGTCCACCAAGAGACATCCTTACTGTCATCCATCTGCCCTTCATTGGCAAAAATGTATTTGACACCGTGAATTTAATCATGGCGGCTTCGCATGATCCAAACGTCAATTCCTGTTCCGAACACAAACTTTCTGTCAATTCGAATTTTTCTTGGTGTAGTTCTGTATTTGTGATATTGATTTTTCCGTCATCAGATACGATGGATAATTGCTTATCGACCGTATCTTTTTTGAACAAGTCGCCATATTTATAATTAACCACCATACACACCCCCTATGAAAGCAAGCCGAACTGAATTGTAACGAATTATTCCATCATATGTTCCGTATATCGTAGGCTGAAAATCTGCCATATAACCGTACTGCGTCACATAATCGTCATATTCCGGGATATACGCTGTGATATAGCAGGCTCTCCCTGTCGCATTTGTGAACTGACTTCGAATATTGTTTAAAACCTCACTAAAAGTCTTATTTGTCAGCATTGCCCGTGTCTCAAACTCCACTTTTAAAGCCTTTAATTCCACGGCATTTCTATGCAGATAACCGTTGGCGTCTGTATAATCGTCCAAATCCTGCATGTTGACATATGGACTGTATGTTTCTGCTTTCATAAACGACATCGGCACTATGTAATTGCCAATCTTTAACAGCCATCCGCTGTACGCCATGCGAACACCTCCAATCAAGTTGTCTTTTCAGATTTACAAATATGAACACCGTTATCATCACTTAAAAATAAGATTTCCGTTTTTCCGTCCGGCAGAATATCCGCCACAACGCAATTATTCGGATTTCCTATTGGTGTGCGACTTTCCGGGCACTTGCTCCAGTCTATTGGTTTATATTTTTTCATGGCTATTCTCCTGAAAATAGGTATAAAAATAGCACCTACCACCAATTTGATAGATGTCACTTCTTTTTCTTGATCTATTTTGTAATTACTTCGATATTGGGCGATTTAATCACAATTTTCTCCGGTGTGTGAATTACTTCCGTGTTCCCATACGTAATCCTGATCTCTAATTTGTTCATAAAATTTCTCCTAAATTTCATACTCCGGGTATGCTGCTTCCCAAACATCCCTATGGTAGGTATTTACCTCTCCATAATTTGCATCAAAAATCTTTTTCACGCCATATCCAAGTTCAATGCTTTTTTCTTTGAGTTTTCGCCAATTAAATGTTTTCCAGTCCACACCGTTCATTGCTGCAACACGCTTAATAGAATACCAGTCTTTGCTATAATCAAGTTCCTGCTGTAGTCTTTCATTCTCCTGTTCTGCAATCTGCCTGCGCTCCACTTCATCCGCATATGCCCTTAAAGCGGATGGCAAATCTTTTGGTACTTGTCCTTTTTCCATGTCGTCGAATCGTTTCACGTACCTTGCAGTAAATATTATTCCTTTTTCGCCATTAAATTTGTTTGCCAGAAAATCGCAGCCTAACTTCGTTACCTTATAGCATTTATTTTCCTTGCCGCTTGCGTCTTTGTAGGTGGACGGGATGAAATAATCACTGAGAGGAAAATTCCCCCGAGCTAATACCGGGATAATTCCTACTTGTTTTACACTTCCATCTGGTTTTTTAGTTCCTTCTAATTTTTTAAGAATTTCTTTATGTTCCGTCTCCATCATTTCAGCGATTTCAAGCGTTGTTATTGTTTGCGCATCATTCCCGTATTGGATTTTTTCTTTACTTACAAGAGCTGTGTATGCCATATTTTCTATCTCCTAAATTTCCGAGCCTTACATTTCGCAAGGCTCAACCTTTAAATTCACGTGCGTTAGGAACATACCCTAACAGGAGTCGCACGCTATATATTTAGTAAGATTGTAATTTCCCGTGACGAAATACTGGAATAGCACCAAATTTTCGGGGCTAAGCGGACAGGTAAGTTATATCTGCAAATTGTTCTATTCTATTTTTACAATCCCTATAAATATCCTTGTAGTGCATACCCATTGACATATCAATTCTAATAGTCTGCAAAATAATGCTTTCTACAAGGGTTAAATTATTGAGATCTGAAACTGTGATATTGTCGCGATTTCCACCAATTACTGATTTTGCCAACTTGGTATATGTCACATACAGTTTATCTGAATGCGTACTTCCTTGTTCTTTGGCATAGTCTACAAGGAGTTTAATCACATCAGTTTCTTTCAGCCGATTTTCTTTATTAGCAATTCTTGTTTCGCCCCATAGTTTCGATTGCTTTTCAAGAATAAATCTGCGCATTGCATAAAACTGTCGAACCAACTCTTTCTTAAACTTCACAACTATTTTTGAATTTCTCAAAAGAGTTATAACAAATGTTGCTTGTTCCTCATTCAAATAATAAACTCTTTCAGGCTGCCCCCTTTTCCCCGATTTTAAATCGGAGAAATCAATATTGCCAAAGTCTAAAATATCTTTCTCATATTTTCTGATAATAGCAACAACAGATTCATGTTGGTTATTTGTTCCATCTGCAATCACTTTGCTGTTTGTAAAAACATCGTTTCCTTTGAGTTCCACCAATTCATACATACTCTTTTCCGCCTTTCTTTCGCTACTGTCATTTGACAGGCAGGTTTAAATTTCATTTTTTTATTTTTCTTATGCAGTTTGAAATAAATAAAAAGACCGCCAAAGACTGAATTTCTTCAATCTCTGACGGTCACGAATCCGCACCTATTCCTCATAGGCTTGCAGGACGTCCTAAATTCTTTAGGTCTTGCCTGCGTGATTTTTAATTACTGAAATTATATATTTTCTATGTGTGTTTGTCAAACAGCTAATTTGCAAATTTTATCAGCAATTTTCACAAATTAAACAATTCTGGGCAAAAACGCTTGCTAGAATACTTATCCGATCTGTTAAAAATCAAGGAATACAAAAAAGACACCCGCTGAGGTGTCTTTTTCTAATTGAATTATTTTGTTTTCTTATTTTCCCCTGCTGCTTTAAGTACTCTCCATTTGGGATCATTGCTAAAGTTTTTTCTTTCTGTAATTTTTGCTGATTCTTCTTTCAACTGTTCATTTTCTCTCTCTAATTTTTCTATTTTCTTTTCACGTTCTCTCTTTTCTTTAATAAGTACGCTTTTTTCTTTTTCCAACTGATCTGCGTAAATAAGTGCTTTTGATTCTCTGTCATATAATTCCAAGTTTTTATCAGTTGTCTGTTCTATTCTCTTATTTATTTCTTTAATTTCCCATTTGTGATTTTTTTCTTTTTTCTCCAACTCATATTTTAAATATTCTATTTGTTCATTTGCTTCTTTTAATTCTTCTTTACACGCCATTAGTTCTGATTCTAATGTTTTATCTCCCATGTATTTTCCCTCGCTTATAAGGTTCCTATGTAATTTTCAATATACGAAATATATTCAACAGGGATTCCGTTCAAAACATCTATTTTTATATCAGAATAATCTCTGTTTATAGACCAATCGTACGAATTTTCTTTTCTTAAGTCTGATATTTCTCCTGTATCCTTGTTTTGGTACATGTATTTATCATTCTGTTTTAAATTCACACAAACAGTTACTTCCATGTCTGATATGTCAAATTTATAATAATCATAAAGAGTAAATATACAGATAACTTTGCTATCATCTTTGCCAAGATACAATGTATCCATATTTTCAAAGTCAATTCTGTTCTTTTCACTGTCTATATAAACATGAATATCAAAATCTTTTGGATCGTTTTCATACAGCCAATAGATATCTTCTTCTGAAAGTGTGCTTATATCAAATTCAACTATGACATATGGCATATAACCATTTTTATATTTCATCTGACACAAATCTACTGATTTTATTCCAAATGTACTATCATTATAATTCATGCCGTCATATGGTATACTTTTTACATTTTTTTCTACTCCGCTTTCTCTTTCAGTTACGACAGTTCCATCCGTTTCTGTTGTCTCTATTTCTTCTTCCTCATATCCGTTTCCGCATCCGGTTAACACTACCGTAGCTATTGTCAAAATTACTATCCCCCACTTTTTCATGAACTCCCTCCCATTTGTAATATGTTATACAAACCATACCACAAACGAAAGAGAGTTGCAATTAAAATATAGGAACTGGATTCCTCTGCCCTGCTTTTGCTTCTTCTCGCCATTTTTTTATAACATTCCTATATGCCTGATTCGAATCAAGAACCGCCGTAATATCTGCTTTTTCAAGTTTTGATACAATGACGTCTCCCAGTTTATCGTAATCAATAGCGCTTGACATTGCTATCTGCATTTCTTTTCCTATTGTACTTTCAATGCTTCCCGAACTGTATTTTATAGAAGCATTTACATTGTCCGTTATACTCCTGTTGTACTTATATGCAACTTCCGGCGCTGCTTTTAACCCTGCCAATCCAAAACTGTCCTTAATTCCCTCGGACCAGTTTTTTATCTCCTTAAATGTACTTTTAGATCCATCAGAAATACCATTATTAAATCCTTCTACCGTAAATCCTGCAAATTCTTTAAACACTCTTGATGGCGAATGTATGCCCATCAAATTTGTAAACCAAGAACTGATATTGGATACCCAACTGGAAATAACTCCGTACGTGGTGTTCTGGTTTCCGGAAACTCCGCCATTGAATCCCTCTACAGTATATTTACCATAGTCAGAAAATACTGTGGATGGTGAATGTATTCCCATATTGGTTGTAAATGGCTGTTTAATGTTGTTCTCAAGATATGTGAGCATGGCATCATTTGTTGTGTTCGAATTTTCTGAAATACCATTATTATATCCATCTATCGTATTTTTCGCCCATCCTCTTCCCATACCAGAAAGCATGGCATCTTTTAAACTTCCTTTTTGTGTAATTGCTCCTGTTACTGTATCTACTGCGCTTTGCGATTGAGCAACACCACCATCCGCAAGTCCTTTGACAATTACCTTTCCGCCTTCTACTGCTACATTGTAACCTCTATCATTGTACCAAGTTGTTATTTCATTTTCTAATTCAGTTGTCATTGTTGGTATTGCTTCTTTTGTTCCTGCTACTCCTCCAATACCGAATTGCACCATTCCTTTTTCCCCAAGGTTATACATATCTTGGTCTGTCGTTCCATAGGAATCAATGATTGTTTGATATAGTTCTACTGCTTCTTTTCCGATTACCTGCTTACCATTGACAAATATTCCGCCAAGATCATCTATTGCTTTTGATGCGTTCAATGCAATTTGTCCAAAGTTAATCTTATCTACGGCATCAGACAATCTATTGTATTTTTGCGTATGCTGTTCAAGCATATCATTTGCAGTATTGTAAGATGTTGTAGCTTTTTCAACCTCATCTCTAAGCGTCTTTTGTGTTTCTGTTATTTTGGACTGTTCATCTTCTAAGAAAACCATTTTCTTTACAAGTTCATCATGTGCATCGCCTGCATTTTTTGCTTCTATGCCGTTTGCTTTTAAAGCGTCTGCATTTCGCTTCCACCAATCATTCCAGTCCTCTGTTGCACCTATATCCGAAATTATTTTATTGAGTTTATCTAACTCTGTTTTATTTTTTTTGTAGTTCTGCTCTGATACTTCCAACTCGACATTAGCTTCCGCAAGTGCCTTACTGTACTGCTCTACAACATCTTTATATCCTGCAACTCTATAATATTCTTTCTGTGCTTCTATAGTCTTTAATAGTTCTTCCTTTTGTGCTATATATTTTCCAGTAGTCATATCAATCTGATTTGCTAATTCTGGACAAATATCAATAAGCTGTTGTGCTCTCGTTTTTAATGTTTCTTGATCTGCTGCTGTTAAGCTCGTCTTGTCTGCAAGTTCGAAATATGAATCTGCAAGCTGTTGAAGCTGATCTGCACTTGCTTCGGATTTAGATGTTAAATCCTTTGTAGTGTCAGCTAAATCTCTTAGATTTTGTGCAGCATCTTCCATTTTCTGGTTATTTGATCCTATTTCTTCCTCAAACTCCAAAAACTGATCTGCAATCTCTTTTTGCCAACTTTTATGGAAATTATATACAGCTAACCCTATTGCTGCGATCGCCGCTGCTATTGCTAAATAAGGATGCGCAACGACAGTAGCTGCAAAATTCAAAAGAGTATCTTTTATTGCCAAAATCTTTGTCTTAATATTGTCTAATGCTGATAACGTAATGGTTGATATTTTTATTGCTGCAATTACTCCAAGAATGGTTGCTTCTATTGGTGCGGCAGAAAATATACCAGACCATGTGCTTAGCCCAGCATTTATAGCTTTCCAAATTACCTGCGCAATTTTTCCACATATGCCAAGCCAATCTATATCAGACAGGAACTCTCCGATTTTCTTTCCAATCCTATACCAATTCACTCCATCAATAGCAGAAATCATTGCATCAAGCAAACCTTTCGCCCATGTATTCAATGTTCTTGCCAAAAGAGTAAACTTGAAAGTTTTGAAAAATTTATTAATCCCTGCTGCAATAGAATTTCCAAAATTCTTCCAGTTAAATCTCGTTCCAAAAGAATTTAAAAACTCCAATGCAGTATTCAGTGCCCCGGCAATCGTTTTTCCTACATTTCCAAACAGTCTCGGATTGATAAGACCATTAAGGAAATCTGCCAAGCCTTTGCCGAAATTTCTTGCCTTGGAATAAATCTTATCCCAGTTGATAGACTCCATAGCTTTTGATAAGGCATCACTGATGTATTTTCCAAGTTGTTTCAGATTTTTAATATCACTTTCGTAATTTTTGAAAATGGTATCAGTCTTGACGAGTTTACCGCCACTGGCACCGCCTGATGCGCCACCGCCGCCGGAACCGCCCGAACCTTTTTTGCCAGAACCATCATTTGTGGTAATCAGTTTCAATTCATCAAACTGACGGACACCCTTATTCATCTTGTCAATGTTCTTTGCCGCCTGTCCGGTACTGTCCGCAACATCATCTGCGCTTTCTGCCGCATCTGAAAAACTATCCGCAAGACCTGCACCGGAATCCTCATATTTCCATCCGAAGATTGCGCCTAAAGCGTTTGTAACCTTTGTAACAAAGCTGATAACAACCAGTAAAACGGAATTGAGTGCTTTTACGAATGGTTTGAAAGCATTGATTAATGCCCCACCAATAACACTGCCAAGCTGTTCGAACGACTGTTTTAAAATTCTGATCTGGTTCGCCCACGAATCAGCCGTACGCGCAAAGTCTCCCTGCGCTGCCTGCGTATTGGCAAGGACATATTGATAACGGAGCATTGTTTTTTCTGCCTGTGACATAGATGCTATATCAGAATCCAAGCCTTGTTTCATCGCCCATTCTTTAAGAGTTGCCTGTGTCAGATCAAGACCATAATCTCTTAACGGTCGTGTCTGTCCGGTAAAGATTGCAGCTAAATCCTGCGACACAACATCCTGATCTATGTTATACAGAGATGCCATATCAGCAGTTAATTTTGTTAAATTCAAAGACACATCAGCCATGGAATCAGACAAACCAATATAGCCATCTGTCTGTTTGTTCAAAAACTCATTGGCTTTCTTTATCAAACTGCTGTCAATTCCCATGGCTGTTCCCATTGCTTGGAATCGGCTTGCCGTCTGTTTCAGTGTCAGTTCTGACATACCGAACTGACGTATAGAATCCTGTGCAAAGTCATTGACTTTCTTTGACATGTCCCCAAAAGTAACATCAACAACGTTCTGAACCTCTGTTAATGCCGATGATATGTCGATTGCATTTTTTATTCCTCTGATCGCTCCGTACAGACCAAGATAAATCCCCATAGAGGACAAAATCTGTCTTGTGAATGACTTGAGTCCGATCAATGCTTTTCCTGTGGATGCCTTAAATCCAAGGAAAGAACCGGAAAGACTACTGATGCTGGTATTTAACCCAGAAATTGCGCCACCAGACCTGTTGGAAAGATTGCCGAGTGCCTGCGTCATCTGAATGATATTCGAAGATACATTTGGTGCTTTTGAAAGCGTCTCAAACAGGTATTTGAGATTGTCAGCAAGCAAAGGAATATTTGTTACCGCACGACCGCTTGCAACGCTTCCAAGCCTTGATATGGACGTTACAAGATTGCTCATATTGGTCATATCAAAATTCAATGCACCTATCTTGTTCATCTGGCGTACAAAGTTTTGTAACTGCGCAGATAAAGCCGGCAGATTCTTTGTCGCCTGTGTAGATGCCTTGCCACCAATTTTTGACAGTGCCGACACCATGCTTGTGAGTCCGCTTGTATAAACAGCTTTAACACTTGCTATTCCAGATGCAAGATCTCTCACAGCAGAAGATATTCCGTGGATAGAATTTGCATCAACACCAGAAAATTTATTGAGTGCCCGCACCATTGATGTGATTTCCGAAGATTTACCACCTTTGAATCCGGTAGCCGCATCGGAAATGCTTCTGATTCCACTTGCGATATTTGAAAGTTTTGCAGTGTCAAACGATATGCTTTCCCGGAGCCTATTCATGCTGTTTACAAGGCTTTCTATGGAATTACTTGCTTTTGCAGAGTCAGCTTTGATTTTTATTTGTAATTCATCAATGTCTGCCATATATGCACCAACTTTCTATGCAAAATAAAAAGACGGTAGGCTGTGACACCTTACCGTCCTTGATCTACTCTTTTAATTTTTCTCTTGTAACCGGTCCGCATTTCTTATCTACTGTAATTCCGACTTTTTTCTGGAATGTTCCAATACCGGTCGCCGTATCATTTCCAAGAATACCGTCCACATTACTGTTTCCCTTTTTATCTTTTTCATCCAGGCATCCGTGATAAATAAGCTCCGTCTGAAGCCATCTCACATCATCCCCTCTCATGCAAGGGAATTTTTTCTTTAAAATCCTTGCAGGTTCCGGGTATGGGTTTAAATGATCTTTTACATTTTTTCTAGGGTTTCCGCTTGTCACAATCGCTGTATGACCTTTTGTTTTTGTGACAATAACATCTCCGTTGTAAAGAACCATTCCTTCCGCATAACCTCCAATGTCATCAAACATGCCACTAGAAAGAAGTACAGATTTTTCATTTGATGTGGTGAAATTTCCAACATCTTTTCCAGTTGCATGAATAATGCATGCACGTACCGTTGTGCCGCAATCTGCTTCTGTTTTTACTTTTGAATTAATACCATATTTGACAATTCCAAGCCGGTGTCCCTGACAGTAGCCAATATTATCATTATTGCACGCTGTAATCATTGATTCTGCCAGTTTATCCGCCATATCTTTTGTTTTTGGCCTTAACACATACCATCCTTTTTTATGAACATAAAAGTTTTGCATACTTACTTCTGTTCCGGTCTGATCTCCCGGTCTCCCACCGGTCAATTTCCCATTTTCATCATGTCTTGCAGATCCAATTCTAATTGACATATTTATACCTCCAAGTTCTTTTCTGGTTTTGGATGGCTCAACTCATAGTTTGACTGCATAATTTTGAGCTTTGCCACAAATAGCTCTCTCTGTTTCTTAATTTCTTCTTCCGTCATTTCCGAATCATATTTTCCTTGCTGTTCATTGATTGGTTTTTCAATATACTTTGATTTTGCTTTCCGACCGGCAAGGCAATGTTCTACTGCCACCGATACCGCAGACAATCCATATGTTCCAAACCACATCCACATCTCATTGTCTCTTTGCTTTTTATCTAAGTTGTAAGCATCCGCATAAGGCTGTAAATCAGCCGGGCAGGACGCGTCTATATCATGCACGGTAAATCCATACCCTTTAGTGACTAAAAGCCAGAATGGGCGGATTTCCGCGCAATACGTTTCCCATGTAAGTTCTCTCTGTTCTTCTACTTTTTCCTCGGAGTTTTCTTCTCCGCTTCTTTCTGATCTGCTTTGAGCAGTTTTGATAAAAAACCGTTTTCAAGCAGCTCCGCTAAAAGTGCATTGTAAAGTACCTGAACATCTGCATCTTCTCCGTCAAAGTAATCATCCAGCATGGCATATACTTTTCCAAGCTGCTGTTCCTTTTCTCCCTCATTGTCCGGATTGTATCCAAGTTCCTCTTTGTGAAACTTCTGCGCGCCTACAAGGATTAACTCTGGAAGAAATAAAAGGATTTCGTCAACCGCTTCAATATCTTCCATCTGGTCTAATTTTGCTACTTTCTTGATAATTCCGCTTTTCACGGTTGCTTCATATCCAAACTTGATCTGTAATTCTTTCTCGCCAAATTTTAATTTTGTCATTTTCTTTCCCTTTCTCCCTCTCATATAGGGAAAGGGCAGTCCGAAGACCGCCCTGTTCTTTTAAATTGTTTCTTCAAGCTCTGGCTCGGTTGTCTGGTTATCGTCAGCCGATCCAACCGAACTATTCGACTGACGTGTTATTCCCCCGGTGTAAAAGCTACAGCGGTGTCCATGCCCTTGTATTCTTCAATGGTAAGATTCATTTCAACCGTCAAAAGTTCGTTCTGACCAATCTCCGGCTGTGGAATCTGCTCTGGCGGCTGAGCCACAACAAAAAACGCGTCGGTAAATCCCGGGATAATAGTTTCAAACCACATTCTTTTCCCGCCGGAAAGCGCCTTATACGCCGTGATAAGTGCTTCCCACTCTTCCTTTGTGGCATCCGTAAGGTTTACCGTGATAGGGAAAGAGCCACCGGTATCTGCGCGACCCTTTACATATCTGGTAATAGCATCTTCTAATGCAGATGCGTCAATCTGTTCCGGCTCAATGTTAATACCGCCGATTGCGTTAATTCTTGTAAGCTGTTTAAACGATGTAGGCTTTGTTCCGGCTGTCGCTTCTGTGCCATAGCCAAACGTAATTCCTAACGTAGACAATCCTGCTTCTGCCATTTTTACCTCTCTTTCTACCGCCAAATAATGCGGTTATCGGGCGCATCTTTTTGCACCCGGTGCATAAAAAATAGAGCCTTTCGGCTCTTTTACATCAATCTGTCGTTGGCTCCGATTATCCGCCGGAACCTTGCAACGCTTCTAAATTTTTTTTCACTGTCATTTTTAAACTCCGGCATTGCTGTAATTTGAAATCGCATCTGTTTAAAGGCATCAGCTAAAATAGCCATAATCCCTTTTGCATCGCTCTGCTTTGTGTTTGTAATGACGTCAACCTGTATTGTTTCCTGCACCGCATTTACGGATGTGCCCTCTAAATCTGCCCCACGTTCAAGCCCCGGCATCTCATGGATGTAAATAGTCGGGAAAACAGGGTCTTTATCTAGGTTCTTTTCAACCGTTGTAAATGCAGTGTCAAAATTCATGCTTTTGTATTTCTTCTGGAGTTTTGGTTTTGCTATCGTTACAACATTGGAAAAAATGTTTGTTTCAAGGTCAAATACCCACTGGTTGCCTGCCATTATCCAAACACCTCCTTCGCTGTCTGTGTAACAATCTGACGCAACTCATTTGCGGTCAGATACATAAATGGTCGGCTTGGCATTCCCTCTGTAAACCACCAATCGCCATTGTCGTCCTGATAAAACCATCCATATCTTCCATCTGAAATCTGATGAATAGTTTTTCCACTTGCGTACTGCCACGAAACACCTTCCGGCAGTTTCCCAGGATAAGGACTTTGCTGTCCCACAATTCCGGTTCCAAACTCAACAAATGCGGCGTGGTCTGTACCGGCTATTACCGCCCATATCCCGCCGCCCTTAGTGCTTCCTTCATATTCCGCGTGAACACTTGAAATCAGTTCCGATGTAAATATTGCGTCAAGGTCAGCAATTTGCACTCTGGCAATCTCTACGCCCTTTTCCGCGAGTTTTTCTGCCAATAGCTGACATTTATATATCAAGCTGTTTTGATAGTCTCTAAGCTCTCGTATGGCGTTCTGAACAGACTTTTCAGACAGGCTCATTGTGATTACTTTTTTTCCCATTCAGCACCTACTTCACATTTTTTTGCAATAAGAACAAATCAACCGTCAATCCTTCGTCTGCGACACCTTTTACGATGTAATCAGCCGAATTTTCATCAACGATTGTATTCTCTTCATCTTTGTACCTTACATCTGACCGTTTCCATACCAAAGAGCCAACGCTCAATGGAAGTTTCCCTTTGTCCTCGACAATCTGAACAAAGTTTGTGGAATTGTCAACGCCAAACTCTTTTATAAGTGCTTCACTCAACTTATTGCTGATTGAAGAATAAAAAACCACAGGCTTTTCATAACCTGTGGTGTATTCTCCTGTCGTTTTTGGTATTTTGTTTCCGTCATCGTCAAGGTAATAAATTACATTGCCATCAGAATCCGTGTATGAGGAATACTCAATGTTCCCCTTTTCATCCGTAACGTATACCGGAACTTTCCCGCTTTGTAACGAATAACACATTTTTTGCTTATTCAATTCAAGCATTTTATTTCACATCCTTGCCAAACCGTTTCCACAGTTCAGACAATTTTTCCCAGCCATACATTGCAACAAAAGCAACAATAAATCCTGCAATAATAGCCGCCAAAATCATGTACCATAAAATTGTCATCTGAATATACTGCATATATGCCACAAATGCAGCTACAGTAATTCCAATGGAAAGTACAAACACAAGAATGTCTGTCGGCACCTTAGAAAACGCTCCTACGCCCTTGATAACCTGTGTTATTACAGATACAACAAAAGCAAGTGCCCCAATGATTGCCAAAATGATTGTCATATTGGCAATAACGCTCTGTAAAATGTCCATGATTACACCTCCTTATCATCATTAAGACGGTTTTCAATTCCGTCAATTCTGTGATGCGCTGATTTCACACTTTCCTCAACTTTAATAATCCGGTTGTCATGTGAGTTGATTTCTTTTCTCATCTCCGAGACTTCATTTTTAATATCCGTCGTGTTGTTTGAGATGGCATCCAGTTTCATATTGATGCGTGTATTTTCTTTCACGCGTTCCTCAACATCCTTTGTGTCTGTTCGCTTGTTATTCTTTAATCCCATATAGACGGAAAAACCGAGTGATAACACGCTTATAATGATTGCTGTAGATAATTCTATCGTCACATCATATACCGCCTTTCTTTGTAATTGGTACACCGCCCACCACCGCTCAATGTGTGCCGCCTGCTATCGTTTTGTCAATGTCGGCAACACGATAACGCTCAATCTTCTAAACTCCTCGAAATCGAGGGGTTATAATGATTTTATAAACGGAAATACTCCCACAAACAAGCTTTCCCTGTCTTTCCAGCTACGGCTTACGCCGTTTTCTGAATAGCTTGCCATATAGGCTTCTCCTGCCTGTGAATGGTCGTACACGGCTAAATTGACGATTACATCTTCAAACTGTTTCAAGTCTTCGGATATTTTTTCATCCGTGTAGCTTTCCGGGTAATTCCGCTTGCTTACCACTTCATTTCTTGCCTGCTTGATAAGCTGTTCGATGTAAGGGTTATCTTCTTTCTTGTCGAACACAACAACATCAGAAGTAACACCATCTTCATCCGTAACGGTTTCAATATGAAATTGTTTCAGCCTGATTTTTACCTGCTCTAATGTTGTATATTCGTCCATTCTTCCCCACCTACAATCCGAACTGCTCGATCAAAATGCGTTTCAGTTCCGCTCCGCTGATTTCTTCTGCACCTTCAATTCCATGTTCAGCGGCAAGTGCCTGTAAATCAGCAGTGCTCATTCTGTTAATCTCTGTCTTGGTGTACCCGCCGGAAGATTTCTCTCCCGGAACAATGTCCGGGATTTCATCTCCTGCTTTGTACCATCTTCCATTGCGCTTTACCGTATATTCAGCAATCATACCGCACCTCCTACGCAACTTTCATGACAACAACGCTGTCCATGCCCTCAAAAGTAGGCAATCCGATCATTGACACAACGCAATGCGTGTTGATCGGATGATTTGTTGCGTATGTATATACCGAAATACCGGTTTCTACAATAGAAAGGTTTCCGTCTGTCAAACTTCCGCTTCTCTCTTCCGGTGTCTTTCCAAAGACATAATCTCCAAGGTACACGCCGGATGCCTGCGCTGAAATAACTCCTGTAGGAATAAAATATTTGGTGGCACCGTCTGCCGGGTCGATGTAAAGTTTGTCGTAAACTTCAATCTCGATGCCGTATCCTCTAAGATACTCTGTAACCTGCCCCTGCTGTAAACGAATACCTCCATTGTAAGCAGTAATTCCAAGCACCTGTTTCTTTGTGTCTTCTGCCTTAAGAACCATCTCCCACGTTTCTGTATTCATGCTAAAACGTGCAAGGGAATATCCGGTTTTCTTTGCAAACTCACGTTTAATCTCGATAAGGTCATCAAGTGGCGTTGCTGTTTCGGATGCAGACCATTTATCGGTATCGCTTCCAGAAATATCTTTGTAATGGTCTCTCTTGTGCGATACTCCATTATCGGAAGTATAATCAACATAGTAGCTATTGCCACCAATTGTTACCTGTACTCTTGGAATACCATCAGATGGTGCTAATAACTGCCAAATCTGGCGTTCCGGCACTACTCTTGCGCCCTCAATCAGCATCATCGGTTTTTTGCTGATTTCTCTAAGCACCTGGTTTGCCATGTTGGAATTTTCTGCCGACTGGTAATTTGCATACTCCTGCTCTTCACGCTCTGTTACCATGTAAGATTCACGGTAGAAAGGCATCTCGTTCTGAATATCCGAAAATCCACCGACATCTCTTAACTCTGCCTGCGCATCAAAATTGGATGCCTTTAATGATACCGGAAGACCGTTTTTCCCTTTGATAAATCTAAGTTCAAGGCTGTCCTGTTTTCTGGTTCCAAATTTCTGTCTACCTAAGTAAGGTGCAGAACCAAGCGTTTTTTCATAATTATTCCACATAACCCCAAGACTTCTTGCGGTAAATGCTTCTGCTAATGGTAATGCCATTCTCTAATACCTCCATTTTTTAATCAAAAAAAGTAACACGCGGTGTTGCTGCTTTTGCAGTTGCTTCTACGGTCACTCCATTTGCCGTTACCTTTGCGCTGTCAATAGAACCCTGATATACATAAGTTCCAGGCGCATCTCCCATTGTTACGTCAACATCTTCCAGAAGATACCCTTTGCAAGATTCGTCATTGCTTGGGAACGGTGTCCCTGCCTTTGCAATCTTCTTTCCGTTTGCATCGGCACTTGTTACCATTGTCTGCGGAACGATGCACGCCGCACCCTCATAAGGAAAGAATTTTAAAATTCCTTTACTCTGTGTAAAGTCTCTTTCAATCGGTTTTCCCATAATTTACCTCCTATAAAACATAATGGTCTTTGGCTTCTGCACTTTCTGCAGGTTTGCCAAAACTGATTTTTTCTGCGTTCTCTACGTCCGCAGTTTTTTTATTTTCTCCACCTGCAGTACCGCCGCCCGGATTTTCAGAATTATTTGCAATCTCCTGTTCCTTTGCCTGCGCTGCCGCGGTTTCCTTTTCGGCTGTAATCTTTCCAAGAGCGTCATAATCAAGGCTTCCATTATCCTTGACAACGGATTTTGCCTGCTCTGCATTGATTTTTAACTTTTCCATCAATGCTTCGCGCTGGTCTCTAATGGCGTTTTTCTTCTGCATATCTGCAATCTGCTGATTTGCTGTCTCTAACGCCTTGTTTGCTTTTTCAAGTTCCGTGAGGTTTCCTGCTTCCATTTCATCCAGCTTTTTCTGCAACTCATCTGCGCTGTCTGCCTTTGCCTTAAGCTCTTCTGCTTTTGCCTGTTCTCTCTGTACGGCACTGCCGTAATCAGCAATGATTTTCTCAACATTTTCCTCACTGATACCCATTGCAATTAACTCTTCTCTTTTCATTGATTACCTCCGATATGTCTTTACGAATTTTTGCGGTGCAACGACACCGAATGACACTGTTGATTTTTACGCTCACAACTTTGCGAATTTTTATAAAATAAAAACAGCCACCGATTACTCGGTAGCTGTCTTATTTTGCTGTTTATTTAATTGGTTTACAATTTCCTGTGCTTTTTGTTCCTGCTCTTCTGCATCATCAATGGTTTTCCACAACGCATCTATATATGGCTTAGACAAGAGGAATGTCTTTTCAGCATCTCCCCAAAGCCCCACCGTTTTAATGGCAATAAGAGGATGTATGCCGCACTCTAAAAGCTGATATAGTGTTTGCGACTTTGTATACATATTGTCTTGCGGGCTATGATTGATTTGCACATCAAAATCCCTCATTGACAATTTCAAATCATTGTCCTTAACGCGTATTACATTTAAGACAACTTTTGCAAGTCTCTTCTCTGCCGATTTCACAATTGGGTCTTTTAATTTTGCTCTTGTCTTTGAAAAATCCCATCCAGCCCTTAATGATACTGCTCCTTGTGTATCTCCTCCAGAGTTTTGGGACTCTCTGTTTGGTATTGCTAATATTGCCAAGGCATTGTCCCACAAATCATCTTTTGCCACCTGACACTGGCTCTGATTTAGTTCCTGCGTCATAATCTCAACATCGGCTTTGTTATCCTTGTTATTGGACTTTACCGTCAAAGCATGGCTCATTTTCATCTCTTCAAACGTTTTTTGGTCGATTTCACAGTTCACAAACTTAACCCAGTACTGAACAAACTGCTCAATTCCATCCATTCTGTTTGACTGCATATTGTTTATGGCATCCAAAATACCTATGACAAGCTCAATATCAGAAATTCTCTCATGATTATTTGGAAACTCAACAATAGGTATACTTCCAAATGCGTGCAATTTCCATTCAGAAACTACTCCATTTTGAATTTTGCATGAATAATTGTCTGTATAGCACAGTTTGTACCATCTTCCATCTTCGTCCTTAAGCTCCTGTACGGCAATCACCGGTTCTTCCGTACTCCGATTATAAATAACACAAGTATTCATCGGAGTAGGGGCAACAATCTGAAATGGTATTTCTCCATTTGCAAATCTTACCGCCTTAAAAGATGTTCCGGTTGCTGACTGCCACTCTCCTGCTTTAATGTCTTTTTCCTGTTTATTCGCATCCACAAGATAGTCATTCAGCGCATCCACTGCCCGATTAATTTCATCATCATCTTTTCGACTGATAAACTGTATTGGCTCTCCATATGTCTGTCCTACTTTGAACTGAACAATCTCATACGCATGATTTTCTACTATTTTGTTTGTAATATCAGCATTTTGCACCTTTACACGGTATAAAACAGGCTGGTCACCTTTGTAATATCGCCAAAGATATTCTATGATGGTTTTGTTGTAATAAAAATTTCCGATGCAGTCTCCCACCACATTGACAATATTATCTGCTGTGATGGTTTCAACATCAGTATATAAAATTTTTCGCCCATAACAGCCTTTAACAAGATCTTGGAGAGATTTATTATTCATAATTGGCTCCTAAATAAACGTCATCCCACTGGATGTTGACCGGATTGGAAGAGATTTTAATTCCGTCTTCCCATTCTCCGGATAAAAAACAACTTTCTTGTGGCATTTTCTACATTCCACAGAAATGTTCATTGTTGAACGCCCATCGTGCGTGGCGACTTTTCTTCCGCACTGCGGACAATATATTGTTTTTGGTATATATACCATAAGGTCCTCTTTTCTTTGCAAAAGAAAAAGCACCGGAGATTCCTATTCGATGCTCTTCCAATGGGGGGATGGTAAAGTGTTCAACTATTTGTTGACTTCTTCGATTATAACTATATCAGAAAAAAAACGGACATATCGGACAACTTTACTCTTTCATAAATCTATCAAACGCTTTTCTCACGCTGTCTTCTGTGTTATTGCCTCCTATTTGGTCGGCAACCTTATTCCAAGATTGATTTTCTAAAAATCTAAGGTTAATTATTCTTCTAATTCTGCTATCATCAACGCTTGCAATAAATTCTTCAACCTCATTGGTTTTTTCCAGCAAATCATCTTCAAGCAACTGCAACGTGGCTTTTCTAGCATAAAGAAGTGTTTTCTTTCTGCTGTACTCTGGAAAAGGTATACCCTCAATCTTAAAATGCTGTTTACCGCCATCGCCGCCGCTAACAGAATCTATAACCATTTCTCCGGCTTCGATTTTACTTATATCTTTTTCAAGCCGTTCTATCTTTAATCTTACTTCTTTCACCTCTTCTTGCAGGTCTGAATATTGTGATAAAACTTCCTTTGCTACCATAAGATATTAATACCTCCTGAATGGGTTTTGCGCTGCTTCAACTCTTGCTATTCTTTTATTGCCATAAATCATGTCACATAATTGTGCCGTAGAGTCTATCCCGTCATCATGCTTCATTTTCCCTTCAAAAGTAGCAGACAAAATATTTTGAAAATACTTTCTGTACTCTTTTGTTTGATATTTCATGTCCACAAAATGAAGTTTTCGTATGTCTGGAGCATGATTTTTGATTCTATCCATTTTTGCAGTCTGATTGTCTGCCGGATCATGACTTGTGTTAATAGGGTATCCGTCTTTTTCCCATATTTTTTCACAGTCTGTGCGGTATGCTGATGTTGTCTTTGTTTCCTCAAAATGGACTTCTGCTGTCTTATTATTAAATTTATCTAAATGTCTTTCCATTCGTGAAGTAACTTCCGGTATGGTAATTTCCTTATCACCGTCATTGTAGACAACATCAGTAATATAATGTTCTCCGTCAATCTCATAGCAGATAGGCATTGATACAAAATCACCGCCACCATAAGCAGGGTCATTAGCTGCAAATATCCTATCAGGTCTTATTCCTTCAAGTTCTGCCGGATTAAAGAAATTCATAATATCGACATTGAACATCTGACCCTTTCTTTCAATAGGCTCCTGTTGATACTGTGCAAACCATGATGCCATATCGTCATTGTTTTCAAAAGATGCCATACGTCTTTTGTAATCAAGAGTTGTATATCCCAAATGATACGGATAATCAAAATTGCTTTCTCCGTTTTCATTTAGGGCGGGAATAATAACCTCTCTGTGCCGTATGCCTTTGTATTCAGGATCATTTTGTAATAGGTCTAAACGTCTACCTTGAACGTCCTTTTTCGCCCAACGTGTTCCTATCCCCAACAATTTAGCCTTTCCAGGCTTAATTCTCGGCATAAAGTTGTTGTCGAATTTTCCCCATACAGTATTTTGCCTGTCTTCACTCAATGCTTCATCAATACCGCTGAATAAGTCATCATAAACTCCAAGCCCGTCACAGTCACAAGCACCATTCAATGTTCCGTAAATGCTTCGCATTGTAAATGTTGGGTATGTTTTTTTACGTATAAGGTCTACTGTCAAATCTTTTCCGTCAGTAACCAACTTTTTCTCTACTATATTTGGATATATTTCAGCATACGTGTATGTCGGGTCCGTAATCATTTCTATGATACCGTCATAGTAACCACCAGTAATTTTGTCTGAATATGCCGAATACAGATTAGATCGCTCTGGCCTGTTAGAACCAAACCACAGATTTCCCATTTTGACTATTTGTGTCTTGCCGATTCGTCCAGGGCAAAATACCATTCCTTCGTCCAGCACATCATCGTACAGATCTTGAATAAGCTGTGCTACCTGCCGTAATGGATTTATTCTCGGCTGATAAAATCTCTCTTCTACCGGTCTATTCTTTTCCATGTATAGCATGAAACTTTCAAATCGGTAATGTGCTTCAATCAGAAGAATTTTGTAATAGTCATCAACAAGGGTGTATTTTTCTTCATGTTGTTGGCTGTATTTTTCAAGGTCAAGTATTCTACCTCCTGTCCTACCCATGCAAAAACGCTCTACAATGCCCTTAGAACGGCTTGTAAGTTGTAATCCATACTGAATATCCTTTTCTGTATTTATTGCCACTCCTGCCGCTTCTATGTACGCGTCAATGACCTGTTCATCTATTCCATGTGTATTTATGTAATTTTCATATCCATTTACTGTGGAAATTAGGCTTGAACTTGCCAAAAAAAAGCACCTCCGCAAAAAAGCAGAAGTGCCTTAAGACCTCTGCCAATAATTTTTGTTGGTTAGCGACTAACTCCGTTTGTTAGCCGGTAATAATTTTTAAATTCTTGCTGTACAGTGTTCTGCCTCAAATTCCTTGTTTTCTCCGTTATAAATTGTGACTCCATTCTTGTCCGTCTTGTATCTATCAAACACACATACAGTATTTATGCCATTTCCAACACAGTCTGCATGAAAGTCTATGTTGTATACCTTTTTCTGCCATTTTCCGTTAGCATAAATCTTTGTGTAACCGCCTTTTCTTGTTTTAATGATTATTTTACTTCTTGTTTTCTTCATTTATTCACAACACCTTTCTTGAAACTTCGACACATTCTTTTCTTTTATCGTCATTGGTGCATTCTCTGTCTGTGTTATATCGGCAAAAGGTCAGGTTGCATTTTTTATTATTAGGTTCGATAGGCTCTTGTTTATAAAAACATTCATAAAGTTTTTGCCTGTCTTCCTCTTTATTTGCCACAATAACAAGTTCATCTTCTAAATTGGAACAATCTATAGGCTCGCCGTTTCTACCGCCTATTTCGCGCGATTGTGCTTCTCTAAGTGCTTCACGCTCTATTGATTCAATTACTTCTGCCATGCTCATTCTTCAATACTCCTATCAAATCATGCATTTGAATCAGTAGTTTTTAAATATTCAACGAACTGTGCCCAAGCCTGTTCGCATGTTAAATCGCCAACAGGATTTTGAACATAGTATTCTTGGAAATATTCCCTGGCCTTTTCTTTTTCATCTTCGGAATATGAATCCCCTTTAGAAACTCCAGATTTCTTTTTGAAAAATTCACATTCATGTTCACTGTCAGCAAATCCAGCACCAGGAATCCATTTTCCCGGATGGTTGCACATTTCAGCCATCCCTACAACTTCGTTTCTATCAAATCCAAGGTAAGCACAATCATAACACGTCATTCTTCAACCAACTTTCTGCCGCACATAGGGCAAAATGAAATCTGCATCGCCATTTCTACATTCATTTCTTTATTGCAGCATTGAGAATGTGGCGGGCATTTATCGACGCTACATTGAAGCACATCCATATATCCTATTTTTTTAATTCTAAATTCGCCGTATGCCGTTTTACATACATCTTTCCCTTTGCAAAAATCACACATGCTTGCACCTCGCCCAAAGTCCTCCGATATAATGGCTTCCCGTATCTTCAAGGTTTCTGCAATCTATGACTTTCCCCTCGTCAATACACTCTTGCAAGTATTCGCATTTATCGCATTTCGTATCTTTCTCAATGCGCGGTGTAGGATCTGCTTTTTGCTTTTTCTTGAATATTTTTTTAATAATTTTCCATAATCTCATTTCCGCACCTCAATCAAAGTATCAATCAACTCTGTAAATTCCTTTTCTGTCTTTTCTTTTGGAGTTTTTCTAAATCTTGTGGAAACATACTCCAAAATAGCTTTTATCTTCAAACATTCTTCAGGGCTTGGAATAAAGTCTTTCGGACGTGCAGTTTCTTTGCAGATATAGTCTGTATTTTCCATGCCAAGACAAGATAAACGGCCGGAATATATAGGTAATGCACTGCATTTGAATAATTCAGCCTTAATCACTAAATGTTCTTTGTCGTATTCAAAATTCTTATCATGTGCCTTTAATTTTTCTTTGATTTCATCAAGAAACTCAACGCATTGCTTTGTTGAATAGCCAACATAAACAAATTCAAAATACATACTCACACCCCATTTTGCGTAAAAAATACCAACCATCGAATAGCGGCACAAGGAATCGAACCTTGTCATACCAAACCATGCCAACCGCTTTCAAATCTGCAATTTCTATTCACGGAAGGGTTTTATGTTACCAATGATACCGCTTACCATCCATACATCTTCCACCGACCTGAACTATTGCAGTAGTGCCAGACTAAGTGAAGATAAGGAATTGATGTGGCGTGGATTTGCACCACGCAGGAAATCCTTAAACTTTATATCCTATATACTCAACATCGGTCTTATCGTTTTTGCTTAAGTTACATTTTGGACAAGATAATGCTAAATTTTCAAATTCATTTCCCCCGCCCTTAGAAAGTGGTATTTTGTGGTCTATATGATATTTTTTGATACAATTTTTCCCACAGTAAGCACATTTTCCGTCATATTTTTTAATTATTCTAGCAATAATATCTGATGTTATTTTACTTTTGGCATCTGCATTTCTTTTCAAAAGTCTTCTATTTAAATCTCTTGCCCTCTTTTTTCTTTTTGATTCATCGCTAGAATAATATTTCGGATTATAAGGCTTATACTTTTTTATTAAGCCGGTTTTAATTTGATATTCAAGTACTTTTTCATACTTCTTTTTAGGATTTTTAATGTATGTGTTATGGTCTTTCTTGGAAGAACAAATTTTGCAACTACTATAATAGCCATCTGATTTTGTTTTGTCTTTCCTGAAATTTGATAGAGGCAAGAGATTATTGCACTTTGTGCAAATCTTCATTTCTACACCATTTTTAAATATGTGTTCTATCTTCTTTGCCATGTAAGTCCTCTCATTCCGCCACACATCAACGCCTGATTTTTTTCGAGCAAACGCCGTACACAGGATTTGAACCACCATTCTGCTACCTTGCTTACTCCGATTGTTTAAATGGATTGTAATGGGCTCGAACCATCTTACAGTTTTTCACAACTGCTGCTTACCATCAGCGACAATCCCAAACCGCCATACGACGGTTAGCAATCATATTTTTCGTGCCATGCGTTGCACTATCTGGTTTACAGCCTTTCACCAGAAACTCACTTTTTGACAGTTCAGGCACCGTGGGATAGATGCCCGAACTACCAATAGGCTGCTGCATGGATCGCTATTCAACGAAATAACAAGTAGGATTCCCACTTAACCATACAGGCTTACACAGCCGCGCTTCGCGGCAAATACCACCGGACGGTCTCGCACCGCCCTTAACAGAATCGTCCTAGTGGCGAAAGGAGAAATACGAACTTTTCGTATTCCGAGATAAGCTTTAAACCTATCTCTCAATCGGAACGGCAGGACTTGAACCTGCGGCTATCAATTCATTAGAGCATGGAAGAATGAAAAGATTGCTCTTTCCTCTGAGCTACGTTCCGTCACAGCGCGCATAGCGCGCCGCTTATGATAGTATTTTTGATCTTTTTATTTTGCCGACGTCCACTAACACCGAATAATTGCTTGCGCCGAGTTTTTTCTTGCAAAAACCGAATGCCAGTGGACTTAAGCTATACTGGATGCTCCGACTTCTCAGACTGGTGCTCAGCGTCACTATCCAGATCGAGCAAATCTCCGGTGATGTCCGGTCCTTTTGATTTTGTTATATGTATTCTTTCCTCTGCACAAATGATAGGCAGCTGAAAGCAAATACCAAATATTGGACTATAAAACATTCTGTTACCTCCACATCAGAAACATGTTCAGCAACAGCAACATCACAAGTACCCATAATGCAGTTGCTGTTTCTTTGTCTTTGGATTCTCTGCCAGATACAAATAGTATCAGCATAAAAATAACATCCAGCGTCGATATAATCGTTTTAATAATTACCATGGTTGTTTTCCTCTCACAAGTTTCTTTAGCAGAATTCGAACCTGCGAATACTGGAATCAAAATCCAGTGCCTTACCGCTTGGCGATAGCGCTATATTAACGCTACTTTTCCGGCATGTAATAGACCATGTTATCAAATACAGTTATTCCCATACAAGGATCATTCATCTCAACGCATCTGATCGATATGTTTTTAGATACTGCAAACATTTCGGCAACCTGTTGTTTATCCATGTTTGTGCTAATAACTTGAAAAGCCGAAAATGCCTTGTGCATATCAGAGAATACTTCTTTTTCTCTACCTAAATTTGCATACGTCCCAATGGTAAACGTTTTTCCATCAACCATAGCAGTTATCATTCCATGATTTGCTGTGAATACCGCTCGGTCAAAATCAAGCGAAACGTCTTTGCTTTGTGATACTACTCTCATACTTTTCCATCCAATCTCTTTTTGTTTTTGAGGATATTTAAAGGACTTAGTAGTGCTGATTTTCTCAACCTATCAAACCCCCTCCCCCCTCCATGCAGAATCATGCTTTGAACATTGATAAATTGTTTGAATTGTTCGTACAATTCTCTGTTTGTGTTCTAACTATTCGTTAAACCTAAGTTTCTTAAACTGTTTAAACGAAAGTATGCGGCTCAAGGTGCTTAAACACTGGGCTTTAAATTGTTTGAATTGTCTATCACGATTTCACCATTATCTGGGCTTGAATTGTCAAAGTTGTCCGGCAATCTCGCACAATTCCCGCCTCCCAGTTTGGGGAGCTCCGAAGCTGTCAATGCTCTTGCTCTGGCTCCCTGGTCTCTTACGCCGGGCATATTAAAGCCGCAATACTTGTTGAGTGATGGCATGTAGTTCATTGGATTTCCTTTGCCGGAAACTTGTAAACCTACCAAACTTTCCTCACGCATTTCGTCAAGTTTTTTGCAAATGTCGGAACCTGAAGAGCCTAGCTGCACGCCATTAACCCACCCATTTAACGTATCTCTATGTATTCCGGTAAAGAATGTAAACCCAACAATATTCACTACTTTCTCGTAGTCATTACACAGGTCTATATATATATCTAATACCTCGTTAACCTTATCTGTATCATAGGCATTATTAATATTATTATCATCCTTTAAGTACTTTGGATTAACTTTAAATACATTCTCATAGACATATTTACAGCAGTTATACCATCTGTTCTGCGATACTTTGCACATGTCCTCTACATGTCTCTCTTCCATCCAGAGATTTATATACATGTCAATATCACTTTTAAAAACATCAACTGTATTATTTACTTCCTGCATTTCAACTGCTGACATGTTATATATCTCCTCTCTCCAGTACTGGAATACTTAAAATAAAAAATGCAACTGATACAATCAGATCATGATGATCTCGACTGTACCGGCTGCATGAAGTCCGTTTCTTTCGGGACCTCGACGGTTGCCGCCGCCCGTTGCCCGAATGCTTTTTAATTTAATAAAACAATATCATTCTATCATTTTCTTGTCAAGGTATATTTTAAAATTAAATTTTAAGCCTGTATATTATATATATTATTTATATAAATATAC